TTTATTAAAAGTGTTAGGAAGTGGTAATAAAATGTTAAATAGTGTTATTTTGTGTGCGGTAGTTGTGTATTGTTTTGTGTTTTCGTGCGCTTACGTGGAGGTACTTAGGGTGTATACAGACGACGTGTAGACAGCATGCCCGAAACATGTGTGTTACTGCGCTGTTACGTGCTTGTGTAACGTGTGCAATATCAACCACTTAGTTAGCCTTCGCCTTATAGCGAATGGATTTGTACGTGACACCTGCGTTATGCGCGGCTGTCGCGTGCTGTCGCATTTGTATACAGCATTTGTTTACACGTGCGTTAAACTTGTTACAACTTGTGACACGCGCACCGCAGTACGATCGCGAGGGTAATGTAACAATAAAATGTTTGCAATCTGTTACAAGATATGATATACTATTACAAAGGAGATGTGCCTGCGCGATAAGCTAGGTATAACCTGTGTTACAGAATGTGTTCGAGACTAAACAAAAATAATATAGTAAGATGGATAGGTTGGTCAGTAGTTAATGCTACATTGTATGTATACATTCTCAATAAGCTTAGACGTGACAGAAAAAGACATTCATGATTGTCTGCTTGTAACGTACGTTATGCATTGGTCGTGGTAGTACCCCCCTCCTCCCCCCTCCCTCCGGGATCTATCTCTCCATGGGTTGCGGGGCGTGTCAGGGCGTGCTAAGCCTGTTCGCGATACCGCTGAGAAATTTCCAGATAATTGACTTCTCAAAAATTGCGCCTAAAATATTTTTCAGATAATTAGAGTGATGGCGCATCATAGACAACCACCTGAATTCGTAACGGGTGACCTAGTATACTTTGTAGGCTACGAGGGTACAGGAGACGCTACAAGGCTTGGAATTGTAAAAGAGGTAGTTGTAGGTAGGTCACACTTTCCATTGTACGAAATCTATTGGTTTAGAGAAAATTATCAGTCAACGCATACTGCCGCACATATCGACTTGGTGTATACAGAAGAGTTAATCGAGAGTGAGATAAACCCCAGGTCTCTTCAGCACCGCCATGGGGATAGAGTAAAAGATCGAAGCGAGGGTGACTAATGTGTTGACTTTTGCAGCACGATAGGGTATAATTAATTTAACAGTCATAGGGAGGGCGTTATGAAAAACAATAAATTTCAGCAAGAATTTAGCAGAAGACTTAACGAAGCTTTAAAGGGCTTTAATGCGGCCGTGATGATTCATGGTACCGATGAAGAGCGAGAAAAGGCTTTCCGTCAGTGGATCGCAGAAGACCGCAGTCGTCTTAAGCTAGGGACGCGCCAATAATGTATACATGCTTCCATTGTAGAACAGGAATCGTATGGAGACTCCCAGCTCGATGTCCAGAATGTGATAAGCTTTTAAATAAAGAAGTTAAGGACGCGTTTTTGTACCGTAAACAGAAAAATTAACTAATTAATAGTGATGAAAATTACAGAACGATATCTAAAGCAGTTAATTGTCGAAGAGCTTACAAAAGCCGATGTGCGTAAAATTGTAGACGATAGCATTAAAAGCAAAGTCAAGAAAGAGCTATCGGACATCATTGAAGATGAACTCAAAAAAGCGCTGAAGGCTAGCACAATCAAGACAGATGTAGGTGAAATCGCCAAAGAAGTGCTCAAAAAGCTTTATAAGGACTTAGCTTACAAGCATCCATATATTATTGATAGAATTAAGGTGTAAATTGTTTAGTATGTTTCGTAGAGCGGAAGAAGGCGATTTTATTAAAGACTTAGGTGGACAAAAGCGTTCATTAGGTCTAGTTAGTAGCATTGATAGGCGGACCGGAATGATGCTTGTCAAGTTTCCAAAAGTTGGAAAGTCCCATTGGGTTATGTGGAAAAATCACGGTCATTATAAGGTAGTATGAAATGAAATATATTATAGGAGCAAGCATTGGCGGTTTGTTTGGATTTAGCTTACCAATGGTAGTGGATATTCAAAATCCAAACAACGAAGTTCCGAGAATAGAGGACTCCCAGCCTGTAGAAGAAATGCTACCGGTACCCATCGATAATGCGTACCCCCTTCCAGATGACTCATGTAGGTATATGAACTATAACTCGGAAGACATCAAAGAACAGGCTAAAGAGTGCCTACAAGTCGAGATCCCCGCTATCCCTGCTATATAGTATGTGGACATTATTAATTTGGAACCCGGCGGGGTTGTTATAGATCATAAGACTGGCGAGGTAGGCTTACTTCTGCGTCGGTATGATATTGTAGAGCATATACCGCTTACTATGGATATAATTTCTGATAATGAGGACGGTCTATATGCTTGGGAGATCCTTTGGGCCGGGTCTGAAGCCGATAAAAACAATCGATATTTTCCCTATACCGAAACAGGACTGTATAATATGATTCGGATGGGAACTTTTGAGTATATTGCATGCAAACAAAAGTAATTATAGCATGCATTATGACTTGCAAGAACGGCTAGAAAGTGTTACACTTAATGTTGGCGATATAATTATTGACACGTTTAGTGGTTATACCGGCATGCTTGTCAAACGTGAGCGTCGCATTGATATGATGGATGATGATATGTACTTTTGGGAAATCAAGTGGATGACTAATGTTGAGCGTGATGATTTAAAGCCAAATCATTCGCGAATTCGCCTTAGTGATATACTTGAAGAAGAAGGGCTAAAGTTGTCGATTGTGGTGGGAGCGATTGAATGGCACTCAATTAATGGAGGAACTTTTGAGTTATAATTGGAATGTGTATAAGTTGTTTAGTAATGGTAATCGTGCGAAAGCACCGTTTGTTGTGTTGGAGGGAGAGGATTGTGAAAGTGAGAGCTTTATGTCTAAAGTGAAAAAAAATTTAGAAGAAAAATTTGGCGCTAAAGCTGCGCTTACAAAATACAAAATCATGCGTGCCGACCTGCCCCAAGAGGAGCGCGCGGATGTTGAAAAGGAAAAAAATTTGGTTTTGAGAAATCGCGTGCTTTCAACCAAAATTAATGCGCTGGGGCTCAACCTACAAAATAAAAGGACCACGGGCGCACTAGTTATGTCTGGAGACACAAATTGGAAGTGGCAATGGTGCGTATTGCGAATGTCTTCAAATCAATTTATTGCAGCGCTATCACCCCAGTTTGACTCCGCGGAGAATGCACAAGATTGGATGAAAAGCGAAATAGAATCAGTAACAATATAATATGGGATATTTTTGAAGGTGATTTAGTTCAAGTCAAGCGCTATACCATCGATGGCAAAGAGTATTTCGACAAAGGAATTGTTGTTGCTGAAAAAGGTTTTGATCAAATACTTTTATTCCCATATGTAAATGTGTATGTTTTCAAAACGAATGCAATAGAAAAACATTTACCTAACACTATTAAAATAATTTCTTCTAAAAGCTAATTCCCCTCATAGTTAAAAATGAGGGCGACATTTTGTTACATAAGTTTTTGGAATGGTCTGCGATCATAGGAATCCCAGTAAACATTGGTTTGCTGGGGTTTGGTGTATGGCATGACGATATGTATTTTCAAATCTTGGCTTTAATAAATATTATGCTCCTTGGAGTGATTTTGATACAGAAGGAAGATAATTAAAAAGGAGCAAATTATGAAAAAATTATTAGCATTATTATTAGGACTGTCAATTTCTACAACAGCAATTGCTGACGGTGGTGGGGATTTTCAAACAATTTCAATTGAAGACGGACTTGATCGCAATGAAAGAAAAGTTAGAGAAGCCGCAGTTAAGATTACAGACGGCAGGGGTCACGGATCCGGAGGAATTGTTCAATACCGCGATATGCAGCTAGTTTTAACAGCGCAACACGTTGCTGATGGTCGCATTGGTCAGCAGTATTATGTTATTAATGGCTCTACTATGGAGACGGCGATTTTAGTTTATTCAGATGTTGCTCACGATATATCGGTTTTATATCTTCGAGAGGGCAATCAGCTAGAGGGCAGAGGTATTCGTTATTCGCCTAGAAGCGAAATGTCTTCAATTGGAACTCGTATAACTTATTCTGGTCACCCTTCCTGGCATAGTTTAATGACATATCGTGGCTACGTAGCCGGGGTTGAACACTTAGACGGTCGTGGACCACAGTTAATGTTGAATACATATGGGTGGTTTGGCAGTAGCGGTTCTGTGATATATGATACACAGGGGGAGATTGTTGGTATATTATGGGGCGTAGATATAGAAAGGTACCCGGAGTTACAGGTTCAAGAAAATATGATATGGGTCTCTCCTATACAAAATTTAGATATGTCTTTGGCTATAGCTGAATTATGTGTAGCTCTTGAAGACGAACCGCGCGCTTGTAGAAGATGAATAAGTGGGATAAATTTCTCACCGAAGGTGACTCAAAAACATCTGGAATTGTTGTTTGTTTAAATGATGAGCAGCAATTTCTTATCATTAGACGCTCAGACGTTGATGAACGAGAGGGTCAGTGGACGATGCCAGGAGGACATATAGATGAAGAAGACCAATCCATAGAGGCAGGAGCTATACGTGAATTAGAAGAAGAAGCTAATTTATCTTGCGAAGTCTCAGACCTTACTTATCTAGGAGAACCAAAGCCACAAAAATACGTTTTCTTAACTCAAATATGGACAGGAGATGTAAATGTAGACAAACCAAACCCAGAATCTGGTCAAATCGAACACGATGACTGGAAATGGGCAACAATTGAAGACATAAAAGATATAGCTAATACTGAAATTCCGATCTATTTATTGGAGAAAGCTTTGGAGATATCAAAAAATGAAGACAATTCTTGAAAATTGGCAAAGGTTTACTGAGTCACATACTAAAGAACACGAAGAAGAACTCAAAACCATTGTTGGTGAGCTAGAAAACGCATCTAAAATGCATGCTGGTCAAGCAAAGCGCATCCAGCAGATACTCGACGAGACCGATGATGACAAATTAGAGGAAGGCGAGAAGAAAAATTGTGGATGTGGACAGGACCCCTGTAAAACATACGGAATCCAAGAAGAAAAAGAACTTGAAACCGAAGGTAAGTGTTGGAAGGGGTATTCTCCTGGCGCGAAAACTGGCAAAAAAACCAAAAAAAGCCCTACGAAGCCCGGCAAACGCGTTAAAAATTGTGAACCAATAGACGAAGAACAACAAGAGCTTCTTGCTATCATTGAAGAAGAACTTGAAGCGGTATTAGCCGAAAAAAAAAAGAAAAAACCCTGTAAGCCATCCAAAGGAAAGCGCTCTGCCAAAAGAGTAGATGGCAAGTGCCGCTCATTTGGGCAAGCAGGTAAAGCCAAAGATGGCGGTGACCGCATTAGGCCCGGAACAGCTAAGGGAGATGCTTATTGCGCTCGTTCTGCAAAGATCAAAAAGTGTAAAAATCCACCTTGTGCCAACGCACTATCCCGCAAAAAGTGGAAATGTCGCGGTTCCAAATCGATGAAGGAATAAAAATGCTTACTGACGAGCAAATTTTACAGAAAGCAACACTTTTGCTTGAAAAAATCTCGGAAAATTCCGATTTAAAAACAGAAGTATTACTTCGGGAGATTTCTGACTCCGAAATGCTGGGCGTTGAAGCAATTTTGCAAAAACTAGCGGATAATCCAAGGGGCGTATTGGCTTTTGATGAGCTTTTTGGTGATAAAACACGCCTTGTTATACCATTTCCAGTAAAAGATAGACAATCTGAACTTGGACAGTGGGTTCATATGCTTGAACAAGTACTAAAAGTCGACGTTGATTGGGAAAGAGGCTTGGTTTCCGTTGAAAGAGAGTGGGAAGACCACGACAAAACTGTTGATGACACGGTAGAACGAATATATGGAGATGGACCCCCGCCCAAAATGCTAAAAAAGAAGCTCCAAATGAAAATCGGTAAATATTTTGCCAAACTAGACATCCTTATGAAGGAATATTTGCAAATAAGAAAGAAAATTGGCGATTATAAGTATAAAGATAGACCTGAAGAAGGTCAAGGTGCTATTGGCGGCAAACATTTACTTCAATATACTATTGGAGAGACCGAAAATGCATTAAGTGACGAAGAACTTAAAAGATATAAGCAAATTTTGAACCAATTAGAGTTATATGCTGGCGGCGCGGGTCACGAACGTTTACAATCGTTTGCTATGGATTATTCTGATCAAGATTCATGGAAACAGAAAGAACAACACCGTAGAGATCAGCAAGATGCAGGTGATAGGCGCTACGGAAAACCAGTACGCACAAGAAAACCGATAGTGGTGCCTGACACAAAGTTTATTGACATGGGTACTTACTGGTTAAATAACTCAAAAACAATTAGAGAAGATGTTCCTGGCCTTGAAAATGATACATATTCTATTATTTTGACTCGACACCCTGTTGATGTCATGCGAATGTCTGATTTTGAAAAGATTACATCATGTCATACGCCTCCAAGCCGGGATGGTTCAAAACAAGAGTACTATAAATGTGCTGTTGCGGAAGCACAAGGTCATGGAGCAATCGCTTATGTGGTGAAAACGGAGGACTTACTCTCAGAAACAAACACAGGCAACATAGAAAGCGCTGAGCAAGAGCTTGAAGAGTATGATGAAATTTTTACTGAGCAAAACCGATATCTTCATGGTACTAACTTAGATTTAGACCCAGTTTCTCGAATAAGATTAAGGCAATTTCGCTATTTTGATTGGGAAAAGTATGACGCTGGAGAAGATCAAGGCACAGAAGTAGCAGTTCCTGAAAAATATGTGTATGGAATCAAGATCCCTGGTATTGTCGGTACTGTAACAAAATGGGCAAGACAAAAACAAGAAGAAGTTATTGCTAATTTGCCTAAATCTGGTGGCAAAGTTGATTTAGATGATTTTAGAATTTATGGAGGCTCTTACGAAGACACAGCGCATTATGGAGGTCGTAAAGAATTATTAGCAAACCTTACAAATGTTCCAATGAACGATTTTACTGGACAAGTTGAACAAGATAAAGAAACAGAAGAAGAAATGCCGCCTGAGTGGGTTGGCGATGTTGAAGAAATGCTTAAGCGTGATTGCGCCAAAGTTAGAGAAAAATGGAATTCTGGAAAGTACGCTAATTGCGAGGTAGACTTTCACGTTAGAGATGATTCAGGCGAAGGCGATTATGTTATTTACCCAGAAGGCAAAATTATGCTTACTTGGGAGCTTGATGAATGGAAACAGCTTCCAAACGTATCCGAAGGTAGGCTTATTGCAGATTATTTAAACGAATACTATTACAACCAAGACATGGGCGCTATTGTTCCGCTATTTGAGGAAGACAAAGGAGCAATCTATAAAGGCGGCCCTGAAGGCAGTGAGGTTATTATTTGGCGTTGTGAGTTTAACACCAGATTTGTTCCGGGATTAGAAAACCAACCTGTAGTTTATGATGCTGACGGCTATGAGAATTATTGTAAAGGAGTTGATGCGCTGGATGATGACCGAGATAAATTTCAAGCTCTTGTAGAACAATACGCCAAAGAAAATGGTTATTTTGAAGGGCACGCTTATATGAGCTTGGTTCAAAAACTTGAGAATGGTCTAAACAATGATACTTATGAGTGGGATGTTGAATGGGACGGAGAACACTACACTGACTCTTACGAAGCGTGGGCATCTATTTCTTATGATTTTGATCCAGAACAATTAGGCATTGAAACAAGAATTTTGTTTGATCTCGTTGATCGCCGAGAGTTTGTGCTTATGCTCAGAGAATACTTAACTCGTTCCGTGAGAGAAGAATTAAATACTGATTATAGGCTTGTTATCCGCAATAAAAGCGCGGTAGATTCCGGGGGTGACGTTCGCTATAGCATAACTTTTAAAGTAGACGCAGACACCCCTGACAAGCTTGTAGAGCAATTTTATGAATTAGTCACTGGCGATATGGATGACGAAGACGAAATTGCGGCTGCATTTATGGGCGCTTTACAAGAAGAAGCTCGCAAAAATGGCATTAATCTTGGGCAGCCTCCTGCCGAGAAACAACGCAACTTTGATGATCTTAAAGATCTCGGAGAGGTGTGGAGAAGATTTATATGAAGCTCTTAATAGAAAATTGGCGAGAGTATTTGAATGAGAATGAGAATGCCATCAGAGGTACAGTACCATATACACAAGAAGTCCTTAATACTATTGTCGGTCGTCTTGCTGAAAATGGAGCTGCAAATCTAACGGATCATACGGCTGGACACGTATCTTCGAGATCATTTAAAAAGTTTGATCCTTCCAAAACCGGCGCAAACACTGCCGAAGGAGAACACGGTGGAGGTAAATATAATTTGGATTCTTATTTTGGTCCTATGTTCGGATTAGATAAGAAAAATCTTTCAGATCCGGATCACATAAAATCTTTAGGCGGCAAATATATGTTAACAGTTAAACTTAATGGAAAATATTTAAAAATGAATATTGATCACTTAGTACATTATTTTCCACAATCAGTTCGAGACCCCAATAATCCTTCTCAAAAAATTAACACTTCAATTCCGATGACTCAAAGCATTCAAGAATTTAAAAAAATATTAGAAAAAGCCGGTTTTGATGGAATCTGGTGGTCAAATCCTGGAAGAATGACTAAAACTGGAAAACTAGCTTTAACTTCAAATGCTATTTCTGTTTTTGATCCAGCAAAAAACGTAGAAATTACAGCAATAAGAAATCTATCAACTGGGCAGGAAGAGTGGAGAAAACAAAAATGAAACTCTTAATGGAAAATTGGCGGAAGTATTTGACCGAAGAAACAGTTGAAGATAAATTTAACTTGGGTTCTATTATAATAGATGAATTTCTTACCGAAGACGATCGTCATATTGTCATTGTAAAAACTCTCGATGGTCCTGTGGCTTTTTATAGGAGCACTGGAACTGGATCTGGCGATTGGACAAAGGGAATGTATTTACCTTTTGATGGAATAAGCGCCAGCGGACCTGGGACTGCTTCTGTTTTTTGGTTTGCTAAAATGGATCCAAGTCACCCACAATCTGGAGACAAAAGCTCTAAAGTACCCAAAGAAGGAAGCGAATTTGACAAAATTGGAAAATATTTGTCTCACAAATATGGAGAAGGTGCAGGTGGTCAAACTGCCCAACAATTTATGGACTCTATTGAAGCTATAACACCTGCAGAATTATCTACAGAATACTTCAACGGAGCACCACTCAATAGTGTTTTTGGAATTCCTCTATATGATGCCATGGCAGTCAATTTATTTCTTAAAAAGTGGGATGCTCTAGGCAGACTGGGTAATCATGATTATTGGGGTGTAGATGATATAGAGTGGAAAGGTGTTGTCTTTAAAGGGGCTAATATATGAAACTCCTACTTGAAAATTGGCACAAATACCTCGCAGAAGGAAGCCAGCAAATGGATGATATTGATTGGGTTCATAGCTATTTTAAGAATTTTTTAAAGGATACGAAAAAAATAGGACATATTCATGCAAAAGTCAGCCTAGATGATTTACCAAAATGGCTGCGTATGGGCGCTAAAGGCATACACCCACAAGACTTTGCACCTTCACCTGCTTGGTATACTAGTAGCTTTGCCAAAGCGTTAGAAGAGGTGTCAGATGAAAATCGTGAGAGATTTAGGGGAATGTTTTTGTTATTGGCAGATGCTATAGAAAAGGGAAATGTTGATGCTGAACAAGTCTCACTTAATTGGTATCATATGGCGATGCTGGTTGATACTATCAATTCAGGAGATTCTGAAGAATGAAACTCTTAATGGAAAATTGGCGGAAGTTTGTAAATGAAGAAACAGACGCAACTGGTGCAGTGCCGTCGCACCTTCTTCGTCAGCAAAATCGACAAAGAGATGCTCAAGCTCTCTTAAAATCAATGGGGTTTTCTGTTCGCAGAGAGCTTGGTCGTGGCGTTTTTGGCGTTGTATATGAAATTGAAAATAGCAGAACTGGCGAAAGATTAGCGGCTAAAGTTGTGCCGGCTGACAACGCTCGCGAAATAGAAAACTACAAGTTTGCTATGGATGAAAAAGCCTTTATGCCAGAAAAATACGCTAAGTATTTACCAGATGTTAAAAAACTTATAACTGGCGGTGATAGCACTATAATTTTAATGGAGTTGCTTGAGCCTCTCGATCCGCAAACAGCACAAGATCTTTTTGCAGCGCAGGATGCACCTACCGCATCGATTAAAAAAGATAAAATTTTAAAAAATCCAGAGGCGGTAGCAGAAATAACGAAATATGCTCTTCAAAATAATCGAATATTAGATCAAATGCGTGAATTTTTAGTCAATCGCGATCAGATTGTAGCAAATGTTATAAATGCCGTTACCAAAATATCACACGGAGGAGATGTTCAAAGCGTTATCTACACTGTGGCTACGGAGACAGCCAAACAGATAAATTTTCAAAGTCCCGCAGTAAAAAGTTCTTTTGAGGATGCACTAACAGATACTGTTTTATATTATTTTGACAAACAAGTTGTTCCTGTTCACCAGCCAGAGCCGGGAGACGAAGAAACTGATCGAGATCTGTGGGCTGGACCTACTTTTAAAGCGGTGGAAGATTTATTCCCAGAGGCTGAAGGACTAATGGCTGCGATGAAGTACTTTATGCAAGATAAAGGCTGGCGCCCTAAAGATGTGCACATAAAGAATGTTATGAGGCGCCCAGATACTAAAGATTTCGTTATCGTTGATCTCGGATTATTTAAGAGAGGAATATATGAGAATCTCAATGTGAAAGTTAAAAAAAAAGCTTTTACCATAAGTGATGCTTACCTTGCGTTCATATTAAATGCTCGTATGCAAGGCAATATTTCTCCAAAAGTGCTTCTTAATCCTAATAATCAGAATCTACTACAACATATTAAAGATTATAATCCTCGAAAGAATGAAGTTTCTGATGAAGAGTTGCATAGTTATATAAGAGGTAAATAATGCACGCAAGATATGTATATGGTTTTGGTTCACTGTGGTATAGTTGGTTTTTAAAAAACAAACCAGCCGATAAGAGTGCTTAATGGAATTAATCTCAACTCATTTTTGTAAAGCAGCAAACGTTGGCTATCACGGCAATTTGTTTGGTGGTACGATGTTAGCTTGGCTAGATGAAGCTGGTGCTGCGTTTGCGTGTCAGGCTTGCGATACTCCGAGAATGGTCACAAAAAGAATTTCTGAAGTAATTTTTAATAAGCCGGTGAGACCTGGACAGATAATTAAGATCTACGGAGAAGTTAGGGCAGTTGGTCAAACCTCTATTACAATTCATCTTGAAGCGAGAAGACACAGCGTATATAACGGCTCTCAAAGAACAGTATTAACAACTGATATGACATTTGTAAGGATTGATGGTGATGGTGAGCCAATTCCTGTCGGAGATAAAGTTAAGACTAAATTTCAAAAATCAATAAGTTCGGAAGATAAGTGATTTACTACTTATAGTTGTAATTGGAGGCAAATAAATGGCATATAATTCAACCACAGGCTCTTTGCACGTTGGAGATCTTTTAAACGAGGACGATGAAGATACTCAAGTTGATTTTGGATATGACTCTATTATCTTTCGAACGAATCGCTTGCCTAGACTTCAGATTACCAACACTAGTGTATCTGCGTCAGCTACAGTTTTAGCTGGTGAAGTGGGCATAGGAACAACCAGTCCAGAAGCACAGCTTCATCTCAAGGACGGATCGGCAGGAACAATTTCGGCAGCTGATGGGACACTTTTAGTTCTAGAGTCTAGCGAAAAACCTAAAATACATTTTCAGTCTGCCAATGCTTATGGTGGCTCTCTTATATTTGGTTCTGTTGCTGATAATGATGAAGGGCAGATTGATTATGATAATGGCTCCGACAGATTCTTGTTTAAAACCGGCGGTAATACCAAGATGTCCATTTTGGGAGACAACGTTGGTATCGGCGTTTCAGATCCCGATCAAAAATTAGAAGTCGCTGGCGCCGTTCACGTCTCCGGAGAAGTAAGTTCTCCTTCAGCACCAAGCGATGGAGATGGTGGAATTCTCTATGTCAAATCAGACGGAAAACTTTATTGGATTTCTGATGAAATTAGTGAAACAGATCTAACTTCTGGTGGCGGTGGAATATCTTGGGATGGTTCGACTGCTAATGGTGTTGCAACTTTTAAAGATAGTGATGAAGCTACCGTTGAATCTAATTTAACTTTTGATGGCTCTCTCTTAACAGTAGCAGGAAGGGTATCTGCTTCTCTTGGCTTAAGTGGTTCTAGTCTTATAGTCGGTACGGCTACAAAATATGGACTACATTGGGATGGCGGCTTAGCCATCTCCAAAATGAATACTAACTGGACAAACGCCGGCAGAACAGTTGCAGATTTAGGAACTGTTACGACTGCAGATATCAATGGAGGAAATCTTGACGGTGTTGTGATTGGAGCTGCAGCTGCGGTAGCTGGCACATTTGGAGCTTTAGTTGCGACAGCGAGCCTTAGCTCATCGGCTGGTATAACCGGAAGCTCTATACAAGTAGGTGCTTATGGTTGGCAGAACAACGGAAAAATTTGGATTAATACACTTAATTTAGGTGGAACTAATGTATCATCTACAGCAGCGGAACTCAATAAACTTGACGGCGCCGATAGTAATGTTACAGCCGCCAAATTAAGTACTCTATCTGCACTCTCTGATACAGAAATTGGTTATGTCGATGGTGCATCTGCGGGAAGCGCTGTCGCTTCAAAGGCTGTAGTTTATGATGCACAAAAAGGCATCACTGCTCAGTCAGTTACAGGCTCTGTACTATCCGCATCATATAATTTACTTACTGCCAATTTAACAGCGTCACAAGGATTAAAGGTCAGCAAAGACAATCAATATATTCGAATTGGTGCTGGGGAAGATTTATTATTATTTCATGATTCTGCTAATAGTGTTATTAAAAACCAAACAGGGCATCTTATTATCGATTGCAATGCTACCGACAAGCACATACGCTTAAAGTTAGGCGAAAACGATAGCACTACACAAGTTCAGGTTAGAAATAACAGCGACAGCACTGTGTTAAAGATCGGCGCCGATGGAGCACTTTCTGCTTCTTCGGGCTTAAGCGGCTCTAGTCTTTTGGTTGGAACGGCTACGAAATATGGATTACACTGGGATGGCGGACTTGCTATTTCTAAGATGAATACCAACTGGACAAATGCAGGCCGCACAATTGCAGATTTAGGAATTGCAACTACGGTTGATCTTCGCGGCGGTGCGATTGATGGAACTACAGTTGGTGCAACTAATCAATCAACTGGTCAGTTTACTACTTTAAGTTCTAGCACTTTTGAGACAGCCCGAGGGGCCACGCTTGGAAAGAATACTGGCGACAGAACCAGAATAACCGGAAGTTTTAGTGTTTCCGGCAGTGTAATGGGTCATCAGTTTTTTCCAACAAGGCACGCTTATAATACAACAGCTACAACTATGAAATTTATACCTTTTTATAATCTTAGTGAGGCTAACGCGCCAAATAATGCAACTTATATTAATCAAATGATTGTGCCATTTTCAGGACAACTTAAGAGAGTTTATTATAGACCCTCTGGTTCTCAAAATGGAAATGTAAGCATTGCGCTTTTTAAAGCAACTAATGGGAACGGCGATATTAACATGAATGAACAAGGTGTTCTAATAGAAACACAAACTGTTAGTTGTCCAAACGCAGCATCTACTACAACAGTATTTACTTTTACTGGCTCTAATCATTATTCAGCTGGTGAGGTAGTTGGTGTTAGTGTACATCCAAATGCAAATCAGGTTGAAGTTAATTTGGTTTGTTTATGGGAATATAACATTTACGGATTATAAAAAATGCCAAGCGATCAAGGATGGGAAACATACTCTAAGCTAGTATTACAACAGCTAGAAACTCTTAACACCGGCATTGAAAGTATGCGGGCGGAATTACAATTAGTAAAAGAACAAATTACTAAAATTAAAGCCAAAGAAGATCGCTTAGAAGAAATAAGGGCATGGAAAGACAAAATTGACGAGGTAGCCTCGCCTTCTCAAATAAAATATGCTCTAAGAGAATTAGAAAATTTAAGAACATTTAAGACAAAAGCTGTTACAATATTTGCAGTTGTCCAATTTGCTATGGGCGCTGTTCTTTTTGCTATGAATTTTATTTAACAAATAATATTAGTATTTTTATCTTACTAAAAAATAACTTTGCTTTAGTGATCGACATTATCAAAACAAATATTTTTAAATTTATTAAATCCTAGTTAATTTAATGGCTAAAAAAAATTCAAGTACCGAATTGGTAAAAAGAATAATAAAACAAATCTCCGGTGAACTAACTGAGGATGACAAGTTAATACCAGAAGTGGCCATTGATGGCTCGGGAGAGATTTGGCTATGGGATCCAGCACATCGAATACACCGTAAAGTATACCGAGGCGTAAAAGCTTTTATTTTATACGAAAACTACGATAATTTTGGAAGAACTTTGATTTATACACACAGCGGAGATATGGTTTGCATAGAGCCAGAAGAATTATTACACACAGGATATGACTGATGTTATTTAGATTTGGAAAATTTTGGAAAAGTCTGTCTCTCATACTTGGATCTTGGATTTTTTATGGTATTTGGGGCTACGAACTTACTGCTATTACGCTTTTAGGATTAATAGTCGCTGCTCATTTGTCAGATACGGAAAAATTTATATAAATGGCAAGAAAAAAGAAAAAAACGACACAACCAATCGAAGAAGTTGAGATTTTTAGCCGTAAAACTAAAAAATCTAGGATAATATTTCCTTTAAGTAAAGAGATAATCATTTACAACGATGAGCTTAATGAATTTCAGCTATTACCGGCCATTAGCGCTAGTTATGACAAGGATAACGAGCCAAATAATGAACGAGAAAGATAAATTTGGAGAATTGAGTGCTAAAACCTTTGATATTGGCGATATAGTCGAATGGTCAACGTGGAATCGCGAAATAAATGACTGGGATTCTCATTATGGCATAGTTATTGATATAAAAAACGAAATAAAGTCAGGAAGATTAGTGTCTATTTCAACCGTGAAGCCTGTAATAGACAATTCTCTCGAAATTGACTTCTTTACAGCTAGTTTAAAGCTAATATCCAAGTCAAACCCGGAAAATACACCAAATGATGTCAGTTGTTGACCATATAGCCATACTTGTAGACGATTTAGAGGTCGCAGAAGAGTGGTATACCCAAAAATTAGCCGGAAAAGTGACTTTTCGCGACTCAAAGTACATTAGAATGACTGTTTCTAACACAAACATCGCTTTAATCGATAAAAATCACTATCCATACGCACATTTTGGCATTTTAGTCGAAAAAAAGGAAGATTTGCCGTTAGAAATGGGCGAAGTGGTCTATCATCGCGATGGAACTACCGGAGTTTATGTAAAAGACCCGTTTGGGAACTATTTAGAGTATATTTGGTACTCTGACGATCAAAAAGAGGTGTTTTTAAAGGATGATTGAGGTTTTAAAGCCATTAATTCGGCAATTTATGCCGTTTGCACAACAAAAAATGGGTTTTTCGCGCCCACCAAGGCTATTTTTACGCAAAGATGACCAAAATGCAGCCAATCCTATGGGTAAAACAGGCTTTTATGACCCTCAAAACGAGTCAATTACCCTCTATATAACAGGTCGCCACCCCAAGGATATCATGAGATCTTTAGCTCATGAGCTACAACATCACACTCAAAATTGTAATGGAGAGTTTAAAAACGTCCAAAATATGGGTGAAGAAGGCTATGCGCAGTCAAATCCGCATATGCGGACGATGGAAATTGAAGCATATCAAGCATCTATTGTATTTAGAGATTGGGAAGACAGCTGTAAAGGTACTATTTATTATGAACAATTACAAAAAGGAGATAATAGTTCAATGTCAACAAAAGATTGGAAAAACGGGGAATTGAAAAGTCTCCTATCAGAAGCCTGGGGTTTTAAAATGGATCTCAGCAAATTAAATGAGGGTATGGAAGACGACTGTCCTGGTTATTTTGACCCCGCTACAGGCAAATGTCATCCAAAGGATGTAAAAGAAAGCACCGAAGAGGAAGAAGAACCACTTGAAGAAATGGGATGCGGTGATCATGATCACGATGATGGCGGTCACGAGATGGTTGTTCAGATGGATGGTCCCGATGATGGTATGCAGGGTGATATGGAAGAAGATCCCGGCACATTAGCTGATGAGCTTCTAAGTGTTGCTCAAAGATTAGTCGGCGCTTTAGGCGGCGGTGATGCGATGGAGATGCAAGGAGAAGAGCCTGATCTTGAAGAGCGTAGAGGAAGAGGTAAAGATAGAGAAGGCATGGAGCCTGATGGTCGACGTAGACCAATGGAAGAAGCACAAATTCGCGCTCTTGTTAGAAAAGCTCTTAAAGAAGCAGCCAAAATCAAAGGTAAGTAAGCTATGGGTGGCGTTGCCGGCCATATGGCCCATTTATCTGAGGATTTGGATCTGACTTTCAATGAGATTGTTAGTATTCTTTCTAGAGTTGCGTCTGGAGAAATTAAAAACGCGACTGAGAAGGTAGATGGACAGAACTTATTTTTAAGTTGGACTGTTAATTCTGACGGCGAAGTTCGCATTGCTAACGATACTGATGAGGGAGAAGCTCGCACAGCAAGAAATCGCGGAGATATTCTTAAAGGCGGAATGTCCACTGAAGAATACATTAGCAAATGGAAGGGGCACCCAGCAGAAAATGCCTTTACAAATGGCTTTAAAGCCGTTTCAGCGGCTTTAAGAAAGCTTAGCCCAGAAACACTTGAAGATATTTTTTCAAACGGTCAGAGATACGTTAATATGGAAATAATGTATCCTAAAAATCCTAATATTATTTTATATTCTGCTCCAAATATTGTTTTACACGGACTTCAATATTTTGGAGATGATGAAACATCTGATTCAAGAATGTTGGCTAAAGAAAAGTTTCGTTCTTTAGTTAAAGCTATTGACGGCGCCGTTCAAGAAGTAGGTGGTGAAAACTGGAATATATACGGACCAAAAATTGTAGCTCTTAAAAAGTTAGCAGATGGTTCTGCTCTTGAAGAAGTTACATCTAAAATACAATCATTTGCATCACCCGTAGGCATGGATGCAAAATTGAAAGATTATGTTGGCTTAGTTGTTAAAAAATATACAGAGCAAGTTGATTTACCAAGCAATGTAACTGAACAAGTTTTAATGTTGATGTTGGACCCTGAAGAGGCAAAATCTCGTGGTATTACTGTTGTAAAAGCAAAAAAAGGACTACCAAAAGAACTTCAATCTGTTGTTTCAAAACTAGGCTCAAAGACTAATTCAAGAAAATATATAGCCTCAGTGTTAAAGCCTATAGAAATTGCAATTAGTGATTTTGCAATTGAAGTATTGCGGGGTGTTAAAAGCTTTTTTGTCGATGATCACGATAAGGAAGTTCAGCGCATGCGCGCTGAGCTTCAGCAATCAATTGTTTATTTAAAAGATTTACAGAATTCTGGTGATGAAAAAATGGGTGAGTTAGTTGATAAACAATTAGCCAAATTGGGTAAAATAGAAAACCTTGCATCATCTCTTGAGGGTGTTGTATTCGAATATCCTCCAGGTTCTGATAAAATTTACAAATTAACTGGAGCTTTTGCTATGGCTAATCAAATTATCGGAAGGGCAAGAAGATCTGGCATGACAGAAGACTTAGAAGACCCAGAAATTGAATTCGATTTTGAACAAGAGCCAGAAGTTGATTTAGATATTATAGATGCCGCGGAAGCTGATCCACAACCTGCAGGGGCCGGCACAAAACCTATTGCGCTTGTTCCGGGCGCATTTAAACCTCCGCACTTAGGACATCTTAAAATGGTTGAGCAATACGCTAACGAAGCTGGGGAAGTGGTAGTCTTAATATCTAAACCAACAAAGGCTGGGCGTAAATTACCAAACGGAAAAGAAATTACTGCTGCTGATTCTATAAGGATGTGGCAAGTTTTAGCTGCTCATTTACCTAATGTAGAAATTAAAATCTCTGATCACGCTTCTCCGATTACTGCTACATATGAATTTATTGGCGAAAAAGGCCCTCTAGAGTCGGGAACAGAGGTAATATTAGGCGTTTGTACTAAAGGCGGCGATGTTGAACGTTTTCGTGAAGCTGCAAACTACGTCAAGGAGGGCGTAAGGCTTCGTCCTTTAGAAATATGCGCTGTAGATCCGGTACAACATGGTCCGGACTATATGGAACTATTAAAAAATTCACCACTAAGAGAAGAAATGCCCAGTGTGGTTAAAAAGAAAGATCCTAAAGCTTTTCACGCTAGCGATATGAGATATCTTTTAGGAAAAACAGAAAAGCATGAAGAAGCTCTTAAATTGCTTGAAGATTTTACTGGTAGTCCTGAAAATGTAATGGAATTTTTATCTATTCTCGGAATTGATGCGGGGCTTAATGAGCCTCTTGAAGAAACATCAGCGATGGGAGTTGGTTCAGTGGGGGGATATAGTGGCCCTTTGGCATCTACGTCGGGTGAAAATAGACCCGGCAAACGAGACAAAAAGAAAAAGAAAAAGGACAAATATTTTGAGAACTTTGATTTATCATTAGTTGATGAAGTATTAGAACTACTTATTGAAAGAGGTCTTACAAAATGAATTTAACAGAAGAAAAAGAATTAAGAAATACCATAAAACACCTTATTCGCCACGTCAAGCAAAAAAAGCTCAATGAAGAGCAAGAGCTTCGCATAATTATACGTTCAATGATTGATTACGAATTAGATGCGTTAGAAGAAAGGCAAACCGCGGATGTTGATCCGTCTCCAAATAAATCAACAGGTATTAACGTACTTGAAGATTTGCTTAAAAAGATTATCCCTGTTTTAGAAGATGATTTTAAACAAATGACCACAGATGAAGATCAGAGAGGCTCTTATAGAGCACATATTGTAAAGGCAGTTGTAGACACTCTTACCCCTGTTGAAACTAACAACGAAGCTGAACCTGCAGGTGCCAATGTAGCATTAGAAGAAATAATCGATATCGAAGTTGGGGATGAAGCGACTGCAGATGAAGATAAATTTATTGATATTCGCACTGACGCAGAAAAGAAATCTGATGATGAACCTGAAGACCCAAGAGACACATTTGGTGCTGGATTAGAAGATAATGACCAGACCGGTCGTAATATGGCTTACAATAGCTTTAAAAAAGTTGAAAGCGCAATTATTGACTCATATGAATTACTCTCGAATGAAGAGGACCAAGAACTATTCTACGACTATTTGATTGCTAATGTCAAGCTATATTTTGATAAGTTTGAAAGCGAGCTTTCTGGCCAAGTAGAAGAGCCAACAAATCAAGCTTATGATACAGCAAAAGCTGATGAAGGTGACCCTGCTGCAGCAGACTTAAACCAGCCAACACCCGATGAGGCAGAATTAGGCTTATGAAAACACTTGTGAAAACATTTTTTTCATAATTGTCACTTGACAAGCTATCTGAAATCAGTTACCTTTATATATGTGATGGCAAACAAACAAAAGCTTTCAACTACTATCAATAAAAGCATTATAACTAAATTAAGAGATCAAAACAAGTTAAATGATAGTTTATTAGTGTTAATTTCTAATTTAACCTTAGAAGACCTTATAGCTATTAAGTTAGAACTTTCTTGTAATCTTATTAATAACAGGTTGTATGGTTTTGATATTTGGAGAAACTCTAATAAGATTGTCCAGGAAGCAATTTTAAAATTTGCTATCTCAACAACCAAATCAAAGAAAGATGCAGCAAGATTCTTAGATCTTACCTACGTAGAATTTAAGAAGCTTCTCAGAAAATACGAAGTAGAAGATTACTTCAAAGATGTTTGACAAATTTAAACCAATCGTTTATAATTAAATTAAGGTAATATCCGGATGTCTCATTAAGGATATAAAATAATTGGGAGACTAGCGAGTGGGGAGCAAGAGAACCACATCCGGTTGGCTTTTTAACAGGAGGAAAAATGTGGAAAGTATATGCTTACAATGGTCGCTTTATTCAAGGCGATCTAGTTAGTAAACATTCCTCAGAAGCAGCTGCTATCAAAGCAGCAAAGAAAAGTATTGATTTCAAAAAACAACACAGAGAGAAATCAAAAGAAGAAATTGTCATTTGGCTTGACGGTGATGATGGAACCCCAGCAGGGATTATAGTCAAGAAAGTAAGAAAAGGGAGCGAAATGGCTTCGACAGGGTAAGGATGAAGTCGAGTGCAAGTAGGTAAGATACCACCTTAAAAGTTCAAAATAATAGTTGCAAATAACAACACACACTTCGAAGCAGCACGCTTAGCGGCTTAATCGAGGAGGTCGATTAGAGCCTTCTATCCAATCTAATCAAAACAACAGATAAGTTGTAAAAATTAAAACCATCTAGTGCAACAGGGCGGTCAGCATTAGATTATATCCGTCTAATTTTGTTGGTAGTTGATAAAAACCAACTAAGCTTGTGAATGACTTGCCTTTTGAGGTATCGTGGACGCGGGTTCGACTCCCGCCGCTTCCACCATTTAAAAAAAATGAAAGATTATTTAATTTGGTATAGACTTAAAAGCGATCGTGAAGATCGTATACGCGGAATGGCTCGTAACTGGCCAAGAGCAGAAAAAATGGCTGAAAAACTATATTTTTCTTTAAGAATAGATAAGAAAAGTGTCATACAAACTGGAGTAAAGAGATTATATCACGGACAGCTTTATAATGATCATGAATGTAGTTTAAGATGGGTGGTGTGTCCACCTGAATTAATTAAGGAGAAATAAAATGAGAGAATTTTTAAGTTCAAAATATACTAGCCTAGGCTGCTCTGTAATAAACGGCGTATTTGCTGTTACTTTACTAGTTGACCAAAGTTGGGTACTTGCAGCTATTTGTGTATTAGCATCTGGCTATTGCTTTGGAAATTATATTAAGGCTAAAAATGAATAAATTTATACAAAATATAAGAAACAAGATACAATATAAACGAGTAGAGAAAACTCACTTCATAGATGACGACTTGGACGGTGAAGTGACAGATGAAATTGAAAAAGCCCTTTGGGATTTAAAGGAAGGTATGGAACTTCCAACAGAAGAAGTAGAAAAAGCAGTCAAAAGTCGCAAAAGAATAAAGGATAATAATAAAAAATGAAAACAGTAGCAAACGGAAATTCCGTTGAATTACATTATAAGGGAACTTTTCCGAATGGAGAGGTATTTGATTCCTCTTGGGATAGAGGAGAAACGATGAGTATTTTAGTTGGACAAGGTAGTTTGATTAAAGGATTTGAGACAGCGCTGTTAGGAATGACCGAAGGCGAAACCAAAACTGTTAATCTTACCGCTGACCAAGCATACGGACCAGTAATTGAAGAAGCTATTATTTCGGTTCCAAAGTCTGCATTTCCAGAAGGGTTTCCTTTTAAAGAGGGGACTGCAGTCCAAGGTCAAAATAGCAGTGGCTCACCTGTCATTGCTAGAATTGTAAAGCTTAATGAAGACAATGTAGTTTTGGATCATAATCACCCACTTGCGGGCAAAGATATCAATTTTGAAATTGAGCTGGTAAAGATTGATAGTACAGAAACTACGTCTGAAGAATAATTAATATGTGAATGACGACGAATACCAGTTTCGTGTCGGCGATATTGTAAGAGAAAAAGATTTTATTACAATAGGCTACGATGATCAAATGACTGGTATTGTTATTGCTGTTGATTCTACGTTTTATCTTAATGAAAGAATAATCCACGATCGTCTGACTATTATGTGGCTTGATTCGGGTGTTGAAGAAGAAATGCCGGATGTTTTGGTAGATTTGGTTTCTTCCGTAATAAGCACAAAAAAAAATTGACTATTTGGGGGGGCTTTTTGTCCCCCATTTTTTTTACAAAAATAATAAAATTTTTGGTATGATTAAAAGACGATCTCGATACGTACTAATGGAGGCGTTTATTTACGAACCTAAAAAAAAATGGAAATAAAAGTAGCGTTTTACAAAGGCAGGGGCGATTTGTTCAATAGAATCGTCAGATGGTGGACAAAAAGTCCTTACTCTCATGCTGAGCTAATTTTACCTGATGGCGTTACTTGGATACGTATTGGACCCTTTTCTTCCTCAAAATTAACTGCTATAAAAAAAGAAAAGTGGGAACCAAAAAATTGGGATTTTGTAACTCTTAAAGTTACTGAAGACCAAGTAGGAACAATAAAAGAATTTTTTGAACGCACTCAAGGTTGCCGATATGATTGGTGGGGAATGATACTTTCGCATCTTGTTCCTTTTAAAATCAAACATAAAGGAAGATGGTATTGTAGTGAATGGATCGCGCATGCTTTGAGAGTAAGCCGGGTGATCGACTGGAAAAAGGCTAGAATTTTTGAAAGAGCTAAAATTTCTCCCGCAACTTTGTACGATATTATTTCTCTTAAATAATAAAATTTAGCAAAGAAGACGTTTTTAGTAAGTCGTCCCCTACGTACTAATAGGGATGGCACTCAAATTATTTAAACAACTGCTAGTATTTGTAGCAGCCGTTTTAACTGGCTGCACAACTAATATGGATTATCATCTTGTTGGTGAAGGTTCGGGAATACATGTTGTTTACGAAGAAGTAGAAGTACCTATCTATATTTATGAAGAGGTGCCAACAGACCCAGGTCTTATATGGGTAGACTCCTTTACGCAGCCTCAGTCAGTTGATGGTGTTGATATTATTTGGGTTATCGATACATCAGGCTCTATGAATTTGTATGACGAAGAACTACTAGCAGGAATAGAAGCGATGTTGTTAGCGCTTCCAGAAAGCGGCTGGCGATTGGCTATGATGTCAAACGATCCAGCAGAAGCCTCAATTGAGGCACAATTTCCATTAGTTCCAGGAGATGATATAGTTGATGCTGAAATTATGTACAATAATATGGGCAGAGGTCACCGCGAGGAAGGTTTCGATGCCGCATATGAATATCTTGTAAATAATACTTATGCTCAAACTTGGCTTCGTTATGATGCGGCATTGTTAGTAGTATTTGTATCAGATGAAGAAGATCAAAGTGACGCACATTTTCCTACTGTTGATGGGTTTATATCTTGGTACCAAGGAGAACGTGGAGGTTCATCATACTTATCAAGTATTGTAAATGTAAAACAAGAGGATTCTGTATGCGAAAGAACACCAAGTAGTGTTAACATTGGCGATAGATATATGGAAGCCACTAATCACTTTATGGGACAAATTGTAGATATTTGCTCTGAAGATTGGAGCGCCGGCGTAGTAGATGCTGCAACACGCTTAGAGCCATATGAATACATTCAGCTAACTTACGAGCCTGTTGAAGATTCAATCAGAGTGTTCATAAATGGAGCTTTAAATTATGATTGGTATTATTCTGCCACTGATAATACTATTTACTTTACAATCATTCCGGGTGGGAATGAATTAGTGGAAGTGGGATATCGTTACTTTCCAGAAGAAGGAGATACAGGCGATACAGGTGTATAGGGGGACAACATGTTAGACTTTTTATTATTAATCTTAGGCGTCAACTGCCTTACCTTTGCATATTTTGGATATAAATTTATGCAATTTAGAAAAAACGAAAAATATAGAACACAAGAGTTAAATCATAGGGTACAATGTTTACTGGATCAGATGAAACAAGAGTATCAATCTGAGAGAGAGGCTGAACTCAATGAGAATCCGGCAGCTAATATTTTTAGAGAGCACGTAATTGACGAGATATCCAAACAACGACTCATCTACGACGAGGAATCAGGACGATACATCCGACTACGGCAGATCAAATAGAAGACCACCAGAACCACCAGATCCCTTCGGTTCGCTAGATTTATCGTTTATAGGTAAAGGTATACTTTACATTTGCGCAACGGTGATTATAATTGTATTTGTAAATTCTTGTCAAGTAGATGAAGAAGTTATTAAACAATGTGAGACGTCTTGTAGTTCTAATGGCAATCGCATGGATTCAGTATCTGTATTCGGTTGCGATTGTGAGCAGAAACAAGATGCTCTTTCGTCGCCTTGGGTTTTACCCCCAACCCCAGCAGGAGATTAAATGTTGCAACCACAACATCTTATATTGTTTGACGTAGACGGAACTTTAACAGAAGCAAGAAGACCAATTCAAAAAGCAATGCTTAAAGCTCTACGTGAATTATCTCGGCATGCCGAAATTGGTTTTTTAACTGGCTCCGGACTAGAATATATTAAAGAACAATTGTGGCCAGCTTTAGCCGATCCAATTATACGTCAAAACTGTCACCTACTGCCCTGTAATGGGACTGAATATGTTATTCCATATGGTGATGAAGAAATAATTTTCAATGCCATGTCAAAAGAGTATATGATTGATTCGATTGGCAAAGAAGATTTTCAAAAGTTAATGAATGTTCTTTGTATATTACAAGCGCAAATTGTAGAAGAAAACGGAGATATACCGTTAACTGGTAATTTTGTGCAGAATCGTGGTTCAATGATTAATTGGTGTCCAATTGGAAGAAACGCATTGCAAGAAGATAGAGACGTTTTTAAAGCTTTGGATAGCCTGTACGGAGTCCGTAAAAGATATCTACAGAAGCTAAAAGATTATATCTCTACTGCCAAAATGGATGTAACAGTTAAATTGGGAGGTAATACTTCGTTTGATATATTTCCTAATGGTTGGGACAAGACATTTGCTTTAAATCATTTTGATGGACCTAACTGGACATTTTGGTTTGTAGGTGATCGTTGCAGCCCGACAGGAAATGATTATGAGATATTTTCAGCCTTGAAAGATACAGGCAGAGCATTTGAAGTAGGCTCTCCGGAAGAAACTGTAGAAATTATAGATTTTCATATTTTACGAGAATTAGGAGCATAAAAAATGGAAAAAACACCAAAGAAGTGGCAAAAAGTTAGAATTTTTGATAATTATAGTGACGCAAACGAATTAAGAGCCACAATGTTAGATAATGACGACACGGGGCTTTTAGAAGTAAAAGTTCGAAGATGTGGCCCAGGCGGGACACAGTTTAAAATAAAAAAATACTTCCCGGAACAAAAGAAAGGAAATTAAAATGACAGTTCATGAAAAAATGTATGATAAAAATTCATACGTTCCTAAAGAAAAACCCACTGTAATGGTATCTGGCGGGTTTGACCCTGTACATGCAGGTCACATTCGAATGATTAGGGACGCAGCTAATTTTGGAAATGTTATTGTAATAGCAAATTCTGATGATTGGCTTTTTCGTAAGAAAGGTTTTGTTTTTATGACATTTGCTCAAAGAGCAGAAATTCTTAATGCTATTAAGGGTGTAATTTTGGTAGACTCTGTTGACGACACTGACGGTACTGTATGTGAAGCTATAAGAAGACTTAAGCCTGATTTTTTTGCTAATGGTGGTGATCGAGGGCGATCTAATACTCCCGAACAAGATGTATGCGAAGAATTAGAAGTAAAATTATTATGGGGCGTAGGAGGAGATAAAAAATTAGCTAGTTCCTCTGATTTGGTTCAAAACGTAAGAGAATTTGATCAATCACTAGCTCCTCCCGTGCGAACAAAATCAAAGCATTCAGAAAGATAATACTTGACAGCTGCTATTAAAGTAGTTATAGTATGGATGAACCAATGAAAGCATTAAAGCTAGATGCGACATATCGTCCTGTTGAGGTTATTGATGCAATTGAAGCACTTGTGCTTTGTATAATCGGAAAAGCAAAGGCAATTGAGACATATACGAGAGAAATATGTTCGCCGTCAAAATCTTTTAAACTACCAGCTGTTATTGTCTTGACAAATGCAGTAAAATATCGTTTTGGTGGAATTATTTGTAATAGAACAAACGTTATTTGGAGAGATAATAATAAATGTCAGTACTGCGCAAAAGTATTTCCAACGGAAATTTTAACAGTTGACCACGTTTTTCCAAAAAGCAGAGGCGGCGAAAAAAGCTGGACTAATTTAGTTACAGCATGCAAAAAATGTAATCAAAAAAAAGGTTGCAGAACACCTAAAGAATGTGGTATGATTCCTATACGTAAACCAACAAAACCAAAAACAAGTATTTTAAAAACTACAAATAAAATAAGTGAATTATGGAAAAGTTATTTATGGGAATAAAATGAAAGTCAATAAAAACACAATTTGTTATACGTCTGAAGTCGGACACAATAATTTTTGGTATCCTACATCCGATCGAGTTATGGTAAAAAAAGGATGTGTTGCTAAACAGTTAGCGTGGATTGGAGGCGGAAACATGATAGCTATTAAGATTTTAAAATCTTGCTTAGTGCCTATTAATATAACAAAAAACACAACGGACAATAGTTGTCCACCAAGCAGAAATGATTACACAATCGTTTGGCTTGAAAAAAATAAGTAAAGACACAAGGAGGATTAATGTCATTTACTGAAAAGCTGAAGAGCTTGCGCACAGCACCAAACGCTATGGCAACACTTACATATAGCGAAGGAACCGATGTGTTTCTTATGAATGAAGACGAAGTAGATACAGCTTTGTCAAACACAGATGTAGTAGAGCAGTTTTCAGAACTTATCACTACCCCTGGACTTACGGTAACAACTCCGTTTGGTACTAATATTATTCAAGAGCTTCGCAACGGCGGATTTCTTGATGAGTATGAGCGCGGAAGTTTTAGTTTTTCTGAGTTTATTGGAGAAACAATTCGTGAAAACTTTTATGATTTCGATTTCATCGATTCATCAATTGAAAAGTATGATTATAAGCGAGGATTTTGTACTCTCACCGCAGAAGTAAAGATCCCCGTTGAAGATCTTATTATGGAGTCGCCATTTGTTGGCTCCTGGTCGGTTTCTGTTCCTACCGAAAATGGAACAATTACGCTTAATTAGAGGAGATATTATGAGAGCGATTATTGCGTTGGCTGTATTAGTTGGTTGTGCTGAAACAGAAGAAACAACGGACAACACTACAGAAACAACTGAGACAACCGAAGTAGAGGCAACAACTTCTACCGAAGAAAACACCACCGGCGAGACTACAACTCCCGCCACTCCCGCCAAGACTACTGATGCTGCTAATACCAGTAACAGTAGCCAATCCGCTGTATCGTCGGACTAATAATAACAATAGGTGGCTGCCTGATCCTCACGTAGGCAGGGGTTTACCGGTTTTCCTTGGACGCTAAAAAACCGGTTCTTTCGCCACTTTAGCTCAGTTGGTAGAGCAGCTGATTTGTAATCAGCAGGTCGTAGGTTCGACTCCTATAAGTGGCTCCAGGCGAGTGTAGCTCAGTGGTAGAGCCCCACGTTGCCAACGTGGCTGTCGCTGGTTCAAATCCAGTCACTCGCTCCATTTGAGGGTATTATGAATCCAAAGTTCATCATTTTCACTGGACCAATGTTTGGATCAAAAACTACCCGTTTGTTTGCGGCTTTAGATCGCTATAAGTACCAGAAGCGCAATGTTATTGCGTTTAAGCCCGGCATTGATGATCGTTATTGTGAAACTAGCATTGTTACGCATTCGGGCGCTTCGATGCCGGCTAGAGTTGTTAATAGTGGAATGGAAATACATCAGTTTATAAGTCATCACGATAATTATGATGTTATTGCCGTAGATGAGGCATTTATGATTCCTGGAGCGTCCTGGGTGCTGATTGACCTGTTTAAAAAAGGTAAAACGATTGTAGTATCGTCTTTAGATTTATCTGCGACTGGAAAGGCATTTGACGAGGTTGAAGCTATGTTTCCATGGGCCACTCATATTGAAAAATGTCCTGCTGTCTGTACAGCCTGCGGGCAAGACGCATATTACACACATAAAAAAGTAGAAGATATAGCTGAAATAACAGTTGGAGGTTCTGAGTTATACGAACCTCGCTGTTGGAAGCATCATAGTTACTTCAATGAAATATAAAGTGGGCGATATAGTGCTGGTAAAATCCAGTGCCGGCGAGGTGATACCGAAATTTCACGTTAAGCTTGTAGAACGCATTGTTAGAAATCCTCCCAAAGATCCTAGCTATGTTATCTGGCGCGCCCACTTGACAAGACAGCGAGAAGCAGCTATACTACGAAAGGAATGGCAGATGCCATTTAAATTTCCTAATGATATTGAAACATTTGTTTTAGAAATGAATATAATTAGGAAAGAACGCAAAATGAAAAAAAGAAAGAGCCGCCGCAGGGCGCAGTAATAACACAATAGACTATTTAAAAACAGATGGCTAAAAAGAATTATCTATTAGACACCAGTGTTTATCTAACGGATGCAGATGCAATATTCCGTTTTGAAAATCATGATATTTTTATTCCTCTTAAGGTGCTTGAAGAAATCGACAAGCACAAAAAAAGACAAGACTCGGTAGGATCGAATGCGCGCCGTATTATTCGCACTTTAGATGAATTAAGAAACAGTGGAGATCTTCAAAAAGGAATTCGCTTAGGTAAAGGAAAAGGAATTGTCAAGGTAATGTCTTACGCAGCATTATCAGGTTCTATATTTCCACCTGACTTAGATATGAGAATTCCTGATCACGTTATTCTTGCCACAGCAAAAGCTGTACAGAGAGAACAGCCAAATCGTAAAATAATTGTAGTTTCACGAGACATTAATATGCGAGTAATTTGTGACTCCATTGGTATGCTTGCTGAAGACTATATAACTGAAAAAGCAGCAGAATCATCTGACCAGCTTTATAGTGGATTTGTTGAACATCTTGTTGATGATCAAGTTATTGATAGGTTTTATGATGGCGAAGATATTCTTATTGAAGAGGACGAAGTAGAAGAAGTATGGCACCCAAATCAATTTTTATTAATGGTGTCAAACGCTAATGAGAAAAAAACAGCTTTGGCTCGCTTTACTAGCCATCATATGCCGTTAAAAAATATAATACATGATAAGCTACCAGATTGGAATATCAACTCAAGAAACAAAGAGCAGGCGTTTGCTATGGATTTGTTAATGAATCCAGAGATTAAAATCGTCTCATTAATTGGTCGTGCAGGCTCGGGAAAAACACTAATGGCTATAGCAGCAGGGCTACAACAGACAATAGGTTTACGTTCAGAAAATAATCATTATTCTCGACTTATAGTTTCTAGACCAGTGCAGCCTCTTGGAAAAGATATTGGATTTTTACCAGGCACTATGGAAGAAAAAATGCTTCCATGGCTAATGCCTATTCAGGATAATCTTAAATTTTTAATGGGCGATCGCACGTCTCTTGAAATGTACATAGAAAAAGGTAAAATTGAAATTGAAGCTCTTACATATATCCGCGGCCGCTCGATTGCAAACGCGTTTGTTGTAATTGACGAGGCTCAAAATTTAACAAAACATGAAGTTAAAACTATTATTACTCGTATTGGCGATGGAACTAAGATTATTCTAACAGGAGATATTGAGCAAATTGACAATATTTATGTTAACGAAACATCTAATGGTCTAGCCCACGCAATTGAAAGTTTTAAACAATATCCAATTGCCGGTCACGTAACATTTAGAAAAGGCGAACGAAGTGAATTAGCTACGTTGGCTTCAAAAGTATTATAAGCATGATATACTATTAAGGAGTTAAATATGTCAGAAGAAAAAGTTATTACAGAACAAGAAGCCCACATTAATCCAATGCTTGCTGTGCCAGTAGAGCCAGATACAGAACTTAAAAACTATTTGGTCGATTATGTGGGAAAAAAACTATCCCCAGAAAATGAGCAAGTAACAGTGAATATGATAGCGGAAGTTCTTGCAGCAGACTTTCCAGAGTTTGTGTTTGCCTTTGCTGAAGAAAACTTTCTTCGCGGATATCAATTAGGATTAGATGATGCTACAGGATTACATACAAAAGAATCAGAGCCAGCTTTTGGAAAAGCAGACTGATTTTTATACATCTACAGGTTTGCATGTTTTTTTTAAAGATCCTGTTGAAAATGTAGATGTCGAAAAAGTAATAGCAAAAGTAGAAAAAATTATCCCACATCATCTTCTAGTAGAAGTAGAGATGATTATTTTTGGATGGTTTGATGAATTTGAAGAAAGAAGCCTGAACGCTTTTTATGACGGCGGAACGTTATATATCTCTAATATACAAGATAATTTTATGGATATGTACGATGATATAGTTCATGAAATATCTCATTCATTAGAAGAGCCACACGGATATTTTTTATATGGTGATAAAAAAATTGAACAAGAGTTCTTAAGAAAAAGAAAATATACTCACGATATGTTGTGGAAAATGGATTATAAAATTCCATTGTCTGTTTTTATGGACCCCGAATATAATCAAGAACTTGATTTATTTTTATATGAAAAGATTGGTTATGACAAGCTTTCAACAATCGTAGCTGGCGTATTTATCACTCCGTATGCTATTACATCGCTAAGAGAATATTTTGCTACCGGATTCACTGAGTTTTACACATACCCTGATTCACACAACTTTCTAAAAAAAGTTAGCCCAGAGCTATATAGAAAATTAGTTTTGCTACAAAACCCAGAAGAGCTTGACAACTAGGATAAAAGTGGTTATAATATAATATAAATCTGGAGGGATTTTGCCACATATATCATATTCTGAACTTAAAGATTGGGTAACTTGCGCGTTTTATCATAAACTTACGCGCGTTGATAAACTCAAAGGATTTAAAGGAAACGAGTTTACTGCGTTTGGAACAGCTATTCACGCTGTATGTGAGAAGAAACTATTAAAGGAAGAGATCGACGATGAAAGATTTTTTGTTCGTAGCTTTAATGATTGTATTTCTGACCTGGGAGATGACGTGCCTGTGGATAGCGGACTTGTTGATCAAATGGTGGGACAAGGGAAAGCTTTACTTCCAGAAATCGAAGAAGCCGTCGCTGACTACTTCGGAGAATACAACGTCGAAGCAGTAGAGCTACAGCTTTACGAACCCATCGATGGTCAAAATGATTATAAGTTCAAAGGCTTTATTGACGCAATTGTATCAACGCCTGATGGTAAAGTTCACATTTTCGATTGGAAGACTTGCTCGTGGGGCTGGAACTCTCGGCGCCGCAGTGAGAAGATGACAACTTATCAACTTACACTTTACAAACATTTCTTTGCGCAAAAGATGGAGATTGATCCTGATAATATAGAAACACACTTTGCTCTTCTCAAGAGAACAGCAAAGAAAAACAGGGTTGAACTATTTAGGGTGACGAGCGGACCAAGAAAAACTGAGAACGCTCTTAAATTATTGCACAAAGCATTATACAATATTAAAAATAAACGTTATATTAAAAATAGGCTCTCGTGTGAGCGATGTACGTTTAGACACACAAAAGAATGTCCATGAGGAATAAATGAAAAAGACAAAGATTCTGACTTTATCAGATCACCCGCTATCTCCATCTGGTGTGGGTACCCAGACAAAATATTTTATTGAGGCGTTATTAAAAACAGGTCGCTATCAATTTATTAGTCTTGGAGGAGCCATGAAACATCAAGATTATAGCCCGCAAAGAATGGAACAATGGCAAGATGATTGGATTATCTATCCGGTTGATGGGTATGGTAATCATGAAATGATCAGATCAATTTTACAAAAAGAAAAGCCAGATGTTTTATGGTTTATGACTGATCCAAGATTTTATGGATGGCTTTGGGAAATAGAAAATGAAGTTAGAGCTAATGTCCCAATGGTCTATTATCATGTTTGGGATAATAAACCGTATCCCCATTTTAATGGAAGATGGTACCGCTCAACTGATGAAATTGCTGCAATTTCTAAGGTTACATACGATATACTACACAATGTAAGCCCCGAAGTACCACATCATTATGTCCCACATGCTGTGAATTCGTCAGTATTTTATAAATTTAAAACAATTGAAGATAAGGCCCGTGCTTCAGCTTTAAGAGAGAAAATTTATAATGATAACACATTTAAAGAAGTACAAAATAAAAATAAAAAATTATTCTTCTGGAACAATCGAAATGCCCGCCGCAAACAAAGTGGCACTTTGCTTTGGTGGTTTAAGGAATGGCTTGATAAAGTTGGGCACGACAAAGCGACCTTGCTAATGCACACAGATGCAAGAGATCCTCACGGACAAGACCTACCACATTTAATTGATCATTTAGGGGTTAATAAGGGACAGATTTTACTTTCTACTAATAAGGTAGACGCATCGGATCTAGCCTCAATGTATAATGCGGCTGACTACACGATTAATATCTCAGATGCAGAAGGTTTTGGACTAGGAACGCTAGAGTCTTTAGCATGCGGAACTCCAATTATTGTCAATATGACAGGAGGATTGCAAGAACAAGTAACTGATGGCGAAAATTGGTTCGGCTGGGGAATTCAGCCGGCTTCTAAGGCAGTTATTGGTTCACTAGAGGTTCCATATATTTATGAAGATCGTATTTCACAAGAAGATTTTGAAAAAGCCCTCACTTCTGCTTTAAAGGCATCTAAAAAATCATATAATAAAATGTCTACAAATGGAATGAAGCACGTGGCTGAGAATTATAATTTTGAAAAATTTGAAAGACAATGGGTAGAAATAATGGACAATGTAGTAAAGAAATATGGCTCTTGGGAAACACGAAAAGGATACAAGAAATGGCACTTTATGGAGGTGGCATGATGAAGAAAAAGATTCTTTTAAAAGCCCCATTGCTGACGCGATCAGGGTATGGAGAGCAATCTAGATTTGCCTTTAGGGCTCTTAGATCGAGACCTGACTTGTTTGATATTTATATCCAACCACTGCAGTGGGGTTCTACATCGTGGATGTCAGGAGGTGACGTTGAGCGTATTTGGATCGATCGTTGTGTCGAAAAAACAATAGCCTATATACAACAAGGTGGTCAATTTGATTTATCGCTTCAAGTTACAATCCCTAACGAATGGGAGTCGCTAGCACCTATAAATATTGGATATACAGCCGGAATTGAAACTACAAAAGTATCACATCAATGGATACAAAAAGCAAACGAAATGAATCGAATTATTGTAGTTTCTAATCATTCAAAAAACGTTTTTGAAGGAACTGTTTATACAGCATCTACTAGAGAAAATCCGCAGCAACAATTTGAATTACGAACGACAACACAGATTGATACTGTAAACTATCCAACTAAGATCTTTAATGATTTACCAAAAGTAGATATAGACTTGGACTATGAAATCAATTTTTTGACTGTAGCTCAATTCGGTCCACGAAAAAATATTCCTAATACTGTTAAGTGGTTTGTTGAAGAATTTAGAGATGAAAAAGTAGGCTTGGTATTAAAGACCAACTTAGCCAAAAATAGCTTAATTGATCGAGAGCAAGTTCATAGCGAGCTATCTAATTTTTTAAAGACACTCGGAGAAAAAACTTGTAAAGTTTATCTTTTACACGGAGATATGGAAGACGATGAGATGCATTCGCTATACACTCATCCTAAAATTTCAGCTTTATTGGCTTTGCCTCACGGAGAAGGCTTTGGACTTCCTATTTTTGAGGCTTGTTATAGCGGACTTCCAGTGGTATGCACCGGCTGGTCGGGTCAGCTTGATTTTCTTGTTGATGAAAAAGGAAGAGATAATTTTTATAATGTAGCATATGATATTTCCCCTGTACCAGATGAAGTTGTATGGGACGCCGTTTTAATTAAAGAATCTATGTGGGCATATGCAAGAGAATCTTCTGCAAAGGAACAATTGCGAAATTGCTATAATGATTTAAAGGATAATATAGAAGATAGCGTAGCGGCAAATTCTTGCGAATATGCCACCACCGTTCATGACCGGTTTTCTGAACAAAAACAAAATGCACTTTTTGTTGACAGTTTAATCGAATTTATTCAAACAAAAGAAGAAGAAGCTTGGCGAGACATCTTAGATCAAGTTGTTGAATATGACTAACATTGTTTTTATATCTGATTTTTTTGTAAATGAGATAAGAGGGGGAGCGGAGTTGTGTAATGATGCTCTCATTAATCTTCTGCGTAAAAAATATAATGTGACTACAGTAAAGTCATCTGAAGTAACCCCTCAACTGCTTAATAACAGTACAGATAGTTTTTTTATAGTAGCAAACTTTTTTATGTTACCTGAAGCATTTAAATATGCACTATCTGATAAATATAGATATGCGATTTTAGAACACGATCACAAGTACGTTGCTTCTAATAATCCATCGCTATATAAAGATTTTTTAGCACCTGAACAGCAAATAATTAATAAGTTTTTCTATAAAGGTGCTCAAGCAGTAATGTGTCAAAGCAAGAAGCACGCTTCCGTAGTTCAAAAGAATCTGCTATTAGACAACATTGTTAGTTTAAGCGGAAATATTTGGACGGAAGAACAATTATCAGTCTTAGAGAATAATATAGACACGCCCAAGAGCATTAAGTATGCTCTTTTAAGATCGAATAATAAAAATAAAGGCATGCCTGCTGCTATTGGTTTTTGTCAGAAAAACAATTTACCGTTTGAATATTTAGAACCACAACCATTTGAAAGTTTTGTGGTTAATCTTGCGCGCGTTCAACATTTGGTATTTTTTCCTCAATGGCTTGAGACATATAACAGGCTTTCAATTGAGGCTCGTATCTTGGGATGTAAGTTGATAACTAATAATCTTATTGGTGCAGCTAGTGAAGATTACTTTAAACTAAAAGGCAGAGAATTATTAGATTTTATTAGAGAAAACAATAACACACTTTTACAGAAGTGGTTTGGACTAATTGACGATAATAAAGTAGAATTTTATGGAAAAGTCAATCTTCCAAAAGTCACTATTTTTTGTCCTCTATATGCTGGTGAAAAATACATTCAAGGCTTTCTAGAAGACATGCAAAAGCAGACCATTTTTGAACAATCTGAATTGATCATTATTAATGCAAATTCGCCAGAGAACGAAGAACAATACATTGAAGAATTTATGAAGAACCATAAAAATGTAGTTTATAAAAAGCTCGACTATAGAGCCACAGTTATGGAAACAGAGAATATGGCAATAAAAATAGCCACTGGAGAATTTATTGCTCAGGCTTGTGTGGACGATAGACATTCACCACACTATTTAGAAACTCTTGCCAAACATTTACATTATTCTAGCGATATAGATTTGGTTTATACTGATTGCTATCAAACAACTAAGCCAAATGAAACGTTTGAAGATAACTCATCAAATGGAAATTTTTATGAACACTCTAGGAATAAATTTTCCAGAGAAAATATGATCAAATGCCTGCCAGGACCAATGCCTATGTGGAAAAAAAACATTCACGACAAGGCAGGCTTTTTTAATGAAGATTTAGCATACGCAGGCGACTGGGATATGTTTTTAAGAATGGTAGAATCAGGAGCACAATTTAAAAAGGTTGACATTCCATTGGGATTATATTATTATAATTCTGAAGGCTTATCAACATCAAACGAGCACATTAAAGAACGAGGTCAAGAAGAGGCCGGTACATTCTTTAAACATAAAGAAGTGTTCGGTGAAGCAAACTTCAAAAAGTATGAGCCATATTTTAGACAATTTATATAAGGATATATCATGGACACTAGTAGAAAGTATTTACCAACATTATCGGAGCTGATAGATAGATTATCGATCGCCCAATTAAAAGAGGTATTTATACCTGAACACAAAACAGAATATGCGCAAGAAATCGCTGATATCACCCACGATATCCAATTATTGTTGGATCAAAGTGAAGGAATTACAGCAGAGACAATCCGAGCAATTGTAGTTCTATCTCAGATGAATTTGCACATCTGGCACAATGAATCCAATTATCGCAAAGGTATCAAAGATGGTAATAATTTAGAACTAACACACGGTTTAAATGGAATTAGAAACACTGCCAAAAATTGTATCCAAGAGATTATGGGCGGTAGGAAAGATTATAAGATTGATTGTCTCGCAGCTGATTTTAAAGATTGGGAGATTAGTTGGAAATGACATTTAGTGAATATTATCAATATTATCTTACTTTACATCAAAACAAATGGTGTCGGCGCATGCATATTTTAGGGCAAGCGGCTACAATTATGTTCATTAGTGCGGTAATATATACTCAAACATGGTTGTTACTGTTAGCAGCTCCATTTGTGGTTTATCCTTTTGCGTGGACTGGTCATTTTGTGTTTGAAAAGAATGAGCCAGCAGCATTTTCAAGACCTCTGTGGGCTAAAGCATGCGACTGGGTTATGCTTAAAGACACCTTAACAGGAAAATTGGAGTTGTAAATGTCTAAAGTTCTTATTACCGGCGGCGCCGGCTACATTGGTAGCGAATTAACCGAGCATCTTTTGAAAGAAGGTCATGAAGTTACAATCATTGATAACCTAATGTATGATGCCACATCGTTGTTACGATATACTATTAATCCTAATTTTACTTTTATTAAGGGTGACGTTGTAAATCTAGAGTTTTTGCACGAGCACATGCCAAAAGCTGATATAATCATTCCTTTGGCGGCATTAGTGGGGTTTCCTCTTTGTGATAGAGATAAGAGAGGTGCCGTTGAGATCAATCATGGAGTTAACGCCTGGATTGCCAAAAACAAAACACCAGAACAAAAGGTGATTTACCCTTGTACTAATTCTGGCTATGGAGTTAGTGTCGATGGTTCTGTGTGCACTGAACAATCTCCTCTTAATCCAATTACCCTTTATGGAAAAACAAAAGTAGCGGCAGAAAATGAATTTAAAAATATTGATAATTATGTAACATTTAGATTAGCGACTGTGTTTGGTCCCGGTTCTCGTATGCGAACCGATTTGCTGGTTAACAATTTTGTTCTTAAGGCTCTCCGCGAACGTGTATTGGTACTTTATGAGTGTGAATTTATGCGCAATTATGTACACCTACAGGATGTTTGTCGCGCATTTATGTTTGTGATTAACAATTGGGAAGAGTGCAAGAATGAAACTTACAATGTAGGCAACGATGCTATTAACATGAACAAGCTTCAGCTAGCACAAAAGATTAAGGAACACCTTCCGCTTGAGATTATTAAAGCAGAATTTACTTCCGATCCTGATACACGTGATTATATTGTTAGTAGTCAAAAATTTTATGATAAGGGATTTGAGTGCAAATATAACTTAGATGATGGTATTGGTCAGCTTATTAAAGCTTACAGCATCATTGAATCTCCTTGGTATGCAAATTATTAAGATAGAAAATGTATTTACGACCCCCCACACATGAAGAGTACAATATAACCAAAGACAAGCCCGAGTTGTCTATAATTATGCCGGCAATACACCCTGAAAAGTGGACTAACGTTTATAACTCTCTAGTAGCTTCAACATCTCGATCATTTGAACTTATCATTATAACTCCAAATGGCTATGATATTCCGCCTTGGTTTTGGTGGTGTACAAATATTAAGATTGTTAAAGATTATGGATCACCAGTCCGAGCGCATGCCATCGGCGCCTCTTTGGCAGAAGGAAAATTTATTACTTGGATCGCTGATGATGGAGTTATAGCACCATTAGGATTAGAAACCGCTCTTGCACAGTTAGGCAAAATGGGGGGTGATATAAAAAATATTGTAACTTATAAATTTACTGAAAATGAAAAAGTTTATACTGATGAATACTATAAGATCAATTTTCATCAAGATAAAGAAGGAAATGGAATAGGAAGCGAGCATATTCCAGATGATTATTATATTTTTAATTGTTGCCTTATGCATCGCGCATATTATGAAGAATTAGGAGGAATTGACTGCTCTTATGAAGGAACTGCCATGGCATATACTGACTTTGCTATTCGTGCCCAATTTGATGGAGCACGTGTAGAATTGGTCGATGGTCCCCCTATTTTAATGTGTGGTCAGTTTACGCCTGGAGATAATAGACACACGCACGTAGAAAGTGCCCAGCAAACCCATGATGAGCCTCTTTACGCTAAAACCTATAAATCGTCAACGTGGCGAGATAATATAAAAATTAATTTAAAGTTAAACAATTGGAAATCTGCTCCTCTTGCATGGCCCCGTAAATATGAGCCAATTATCAAAAAAAGAATTGAGCATGCAACAGCTTACGGAACAGACGGAATGTATTCATATCACACTATCGGCATCGCGATGGCTGCAAAAATCGTAAAACACGCTAGCGCAAAACTGGCAACCTTGAACGAAAAACTTTCAGCCTTGACAAAATTATCATAATCATAATAGAGCATGTACTTACAGCCACCTAAAAAAATAGATTATAATATTATATCGGATAAGCCCAAGCTATCTGTACTTGTGCCGGGTATTAGACCTGAGTATTGGACAGATATATACAATTCTATTATAGGCTCTACTAGCAGCTCTTTTGAATTAATTTTAATAACTCCATATCCTTACGCGATTGAGCCTGCCTTATTGTTAGCGCCTAATTTTAAAGTAATTAAAGATTATGGAAGTCCTGTCCGCGCCCACGCCATCGGCGCCGCTATAGCAGAAGGTGAACTTATTACTTGGATATCTGATGATGGATTTTTTGTACCATATGGGCTCGAAACTGCCCTCGCACGGTTAGATAAAATGGGGAACGATATAAAGAATATTGTAACTTATAAATTTACTGAAAATGAAAAAGTTTATACTGATGAATATTATAAGATCAATTTTCACAAAGATAAGGAAGGAAACGGAATAGGAAGTGAACACATTCCAGATGACTATTTTATTTTAAATAGTGCAATTATGTATAGAGAATATTATGATCAATTAGGTGGGATCAATTGCGACTATGAGTGTACTGCTCTTGCTTATACCGACCTCGCCATCCGCGCTCAGGCAGATGATGCTAATGTCCAACTTTTAGAAGGTATACCTATTCTGATGTGCACACAACAAAACGATAACGAGAGCCATGGCATTATTCATGACGCGCAAATAACTCATGATGAGCCATTATACAACAAAACCTATAAGAAAGCCACTTGGAAAGAAGAACTACAAATTAATTTAGATGTAAAGTCTCAGTGGAAAAAAGCCGATACATTGTGGTCTCGCAAGTGGAAATCCCAATTTGAATCTACCGATACACCATATGCATATTTACCTCTTGGTGATGATATCCGCTCAATGCCGCCAACCGCGCAATACGAAATTATAAAAAAACTTGGATCGCCTGCAGTGACATATGAAATGAAACATCTTCAAAGGGATAAAAATGAGTAAATTAGACGTATTATTTGTGCACCCTAACGGCGCCCCAATTATCTATCAAAAATTAAGTAAAGAATATTCTGCTATCGAGCCGCCAATTTGGGCGGCTCTATTGGCGCAGAATGCGCGCAAGAATGGATATTCTACAAGAGTTTTAGATTGCGAGGCAATGAGAATTGATGCCGCTCAATCTGCAGAAGCCATTAGTTTATATGACCCCAGGCTTGTGGTTATAGTAATTTATGGACAACAGCCATCTGCTTCAACTCAGAACATGATTGGAACACGTTACCTTTTACAAGAGCTTAAAAATAATTATCCTGGGTACAAGACATTGTTAGTCGGACTGCATCCTTCTGCTGTATCGCGACAAACCATGAACGATGAAATAGCAGATTTTGTTTGCCAAGGTGAAGGCCCGCATACTATTGCCGGATTATTAAATGTCAATATGGATGAACCTTCACAATTGCGTAATGTTCCAGGCTTGTGGTATAGGGAAGACGGGAATATTTGTTATACAAAGCCTGCTCCTTTAATATCTCAAGAAGAAATGGTGGACGAATTACCTGGCATGGCCTGGGATTTACTTCCGATGGGTAATTATAGAACTGCTAATTGGCACGCTATGACTAACGGAGATGATAGAAAGCCATTTGCTTCTTTATATACAAGTTTAGGTTGCCCGTTTAAGTGTAGCTTTTGTTGTATTAATGCCCCGTTTGGCAACAACAATCTTGAAAATTGGGACTATGGCAGAAACAAATTTAGATTTTGGGATCCAGAATACATCATATCTGAATTTGATCAAATTGCTGAGATGGGAATTAAAAATGTTAAGATTGCAGATGAGATGTTTGTTTTATACAAAAAGCACTTTATGAAGCTGTGTGATTTGATAATTGAAAGAAAATATGATTTTAATATTTGGGCGTATGCTAGAATTGATACCGTTAAAGAAGAATATCTAGAAACACTAAAGAACGCCGGCGTTAATTGGTTAGCGCTCGGAATTGAATCTGGCAATAAAGTAGTTCGACAAGATGTAGTTAAAGGTAGATTTACAGAAGTTAACATTGTAGATTTGGTAAAGAAAGTTCAAGATTATGATATTAACGTCATTGGAAACTACATCTTTGGACTCCCAGAAGACACTGTTGAAACCATGCAAGATACTTTAGATATGTCAATGGAGCTTAATTGCGAGTTTGCGAACTTTTATTCTGCCATGGCATACCCTGGCTCTAAACTTTATTTAGACGCCCTTAAAGAAGGCTGGGAGCTGCCAGAGACCTATGTGGGATACTCTCAACACTCATATGAAACATCCCCCCTTCCGACTAAACATATTTCTGCCGCAGAGGTACTTAAGTTTCGTGATGAAGCCTTCACAAAATACTATAAAAATGATGCATATCTTGATATGATAGAGAAGAAGTTCGGACTTGGTACAAGACAGGGCATCGAAAAAATGACAGAAATTAAGCTTAAAAGAAAGCTGTTGGGCGATTAACCTAGGGGGTGTATATGCTCACAAAAGAAGAGTTAATTGAATTTGAGGTAGAGATGGCCGCGTGTTTTGATGCGGCTATGATTCGTGCCCCTGTGCACCTTTACCACGGTAACGAAGAACAAATGATTGATGTATTCAAAAGACACAATATCGGAGTCGATGATTGGGTGCTGGGATCCTGGCGCAGCCATTATCAGTGTTTATTGAAGGGTGTTCCCAAAGATCAACTAAAAGCAGCAATCCTGCAGGGTCGTTCTATTTCGTTGTGCTTCAGTGAATACCGAGTATTGTGTTCGGGGATTGTAACGGGCGTTCTCCCTATTGCGACTGGTCTTGCTTTAGACATTAAGCGCCGCGGAGGCTCTAACAGGGTTTACTGCTTTATGGGCGATATGACCTCTGAAACAGGAGTAGCTCACGAATGTATTAAGTATTCTCGCAACCACAAGCTGCCGATTCATTTTATTATCGAAGACAACGGCAAGTCTGTCTGCACGGACACGCGCGAGACTTGGGGTCAGGAAAAGCTGACCTATGAAGGCGTTAACGACGAATATGTGACGTACTACAAGTATAGTTTAGATAAGTATCCACACGCCGGCGCCGGTAAAAGAGTTCAGTTTTGAGAGATAAAGTAATAATTTACTCTCATCCACGAAGTGGGCTTCATTTGTTATCTTTAGGTTTATATGCGATGACTGAACATTTAGATGAAAAAAGTGAATATAAAACAATTTGGGGAAGCAAGTATTTACCTTCATATGTTCATTATTTTACTGGAATTACTTCAAAACAAGCAGATTCAAAATTTGACAGACATATTCTTTTGTTAAGAAACTTCATAACCCTTAAGACAACAAAAGCAAAATCTCGCCCATACGGATTACAATTATCTGGATACGCCAGACAGATTCGCAGATTTGATAACATTAAGTCACCAAAAATGGTAGTTTATTATGAAGATTTAAAAGAACAAGATGATTTGTTTTTTACAATTGCAGACTTTTTGGACATCAAATATAATTTGAAAGCTGATTTTTCAAAAATAAGAAAATATGTCCACGATATGTATGAGCTTTCAGGTCATCAAAGGTCTACTAAGTGTATAATTTCAGAATTAGAAAAAAAGGAAACACAACAAAAGATGATTAATGAAACTGGGTTAGTATTATTTGAAAAATATCTAGCAAGATATAATTTAAAAAATAGGGAGCAGCAATAATGGGACAATATTTTGATGAACTAAAAAGAGCAATGGAGTACCTGGGTGAACAGCCAGATACAGTATTTATTGGACAAGCAGTCGCCTACAAGGGCACCGCAATGACCAACACGCTTAAAGATGTAGATAAAGACAAGCTAATTGAAATGCCAGTTGATGAAGAGATGCAGATGGGCATCGCCACAGGTATGGCTGTAAACGGCAGCGTGCCAGTTAGTATTTATCCTCGCTGGAACTTTCTTCTCTGCGCGGTTAATCAGCTCGTTAATCATCTTGACAGACTTAAAGCTTATTCACACGGTGAATATGCGCCAAAAGTAATTATACGAGTTGGAATTGGCTCTGAGAGACCGCTGAATCCACAAGCGCAACATACGGGAGACTTTACACAAGCTTTCCGCGGAATGTTGCGCAACATAGAGGTTATTCGCTGTGAAGATCCTTCAGACGTGTTTCCAGCATATCATAAGGCATATAACCGCACTGATGGTAAGAGCACAATTGTAGTAGAATATGGAGACTATTATGGAGAAAAGTAACCCGAAAGTTTTGTTTGTAACAGAAAAGTGGTGTGACGCCAACCCAAACAAGGGCTTGACAAACAACTATCACAACCTTTTTAGAACGTTTAAGAATACGTTCCCAGACACACAGTTTAATATTGTGCATATGGATGAATATTCGTTGGTAAAAAAGAAGCACATCGATACATTTTTGCCAACATTGCTTGACAGAACAAAACCCGATATTGTGGTTTTCTCGTTGTTGGGCAAATCGCACCTTAACCCTTCAGACGCAAGTTATGAATATATTCGCGAAAAAGGCTGCAAGACAGTTTTTATGTGGCCTGATGTTTTTGATGGGTGGGGTCTTCCCGAGATTGAAGATTTAAACGAAAAAGGCTTTGCAGACTTGCACGTTTGTTGGGGATCTGAAAGAAATACTGCTACAGATATTGAAAACCTAGTATGGCTTTGGGCGCCTCAAGATGATAGTTTGTATCACCCACTCGATGGAGAACAAGAGCTGGGCGCTAGCTTTCTAGGAAGCCCTCGGTATCCTGAGAGGCAGAAGTATTTAACTCACCTTGTAACTAATGGTGTTCCGGTTCACATTGGAGGGGGTCAACGAGAAGAAGGTCTATCACCAGAACGATATGCACAGCTAATGCGTCACAGCAAGATTAGCTTAAACTTTCCAGAAGGTCCAGATGGATATGATCAATGCAAAGGTCGTGTCTGGGAGATTTTAGCAAGCAAGTCTCTACTCTTGGAGCGAAAGAACGAGTGCATTAAGAATTACCTGAAGCCCGGCGTTCACTACGTTGAATTTGAAAATGAACAAGATTTAGTAGAAAAAATAAATTATTATCTTGACAACGACAAAGAAAGAGAATATATTGCTAATAAAGGACATGGTGCTTATAAGAAGAAGTACAATGCTGCAAAATTTTGGAAAAAGATTATGGGAGATTTAGGTTATGACCTATAAATATGATGTTTCGGTATTGATGCCGGCAATTAGAACACACCAATGGCTTATGATGTACGGAAGCCTATATAACGCTTGCAAGAACCATACGTGGGAACTTGTGTTGGTGAGTCCATTTGATTTACCACCTGAGATGCAGCATTTTGACAACGTTAAACTTATCAAAGATTATGGTGCACCAACTAGAGCTGCGCAGATCGGCGCGCTACAGTGCGAGGGCGAGTATATGTATCACTGTGTAGATGATGCGATTTTTTTGCCTGATGCAATTGACAACGCGGTGAGGTTCTTGAGAGACTTTGGATCTGACAAAGATGTCGTAAATATGCGCTATAGAGAAGGCGCAATGTATGGCGGACAGACACTCCATCCAGGATTCTGGACTGCGCATGCGCACGGAGAGCTTAGACTCCCAGGAATTCCACAAGAATACAAGATTTCCCTTCACCATTTTATGAGAATGGATTATTTTAAGGAGCTTGGCGGTTGGGATTGTCAGTTTGAATATATTAACCATCCCCTGCACGATCTTATGTTCAGGGTGCAAGCAGATGGTGGCAAGCTATTTGATTCAGAAACTGATGCAACTACTTGTAATCACTATATTAACAAGACTAAAGATCACGCGCCAATTTATGACGCACAGACATTTTCAGATAAGCCAAAGTTCGATGAAATTTATATGCAGCCAAATGCAGCCGCAAGTCGCATTCACTTAGACCTTGATAACTGGCAGCAGGCTTCTCCAATTTGGAAGCGCCGCTTTGAGTTCAAGGATGGTAAACTGCCACAGAGCTACAAGGACTTGGGGTACGAATGAATATCGGAGTTGTAGGGGTTGGAGTTGTTGGGGGTGCTTGCAAGTTTGGCTTTGAGCTTTTAGGTCACAATGTATCGGTGCACGATATTGCGCTAGATACAACCATTGATGATGTGCTCGACACTGCCGCAGTTTTTATTTGTGTTCCCTCGCCGAGAGCAGATGACGGCTCTTGCGATGTATCAATCGTAGAGCAGGTCATCTCGGACTTAAAAGAACGAGATTACAAAGGAATTCTTGCGATTAAGTCAACAGTCGTGCCGGGAACCACCGAGAGACTGAGAGAAGAAACCGGACTTAACATCTGCTTTGTCCCAGAGTTTCTTCGCGAACGTTGCGCAATCACAGACTTTACAGAGAATCACGATGTGTGTATTATTGGCTGTGAAGATGATATGACATATAAAATACTTAAAGATTGTCACGGATCGTTCCCTGAGAAGTTTGTTAGGCTTTCTGTTGCGGAAGCTGAGTTTTGCAAGTATTTCAACAATGTCTATAACGCAATGCTCATCATCTTTGCTAACAGTTTCTATGAAGCCTGCAAGATGCAGGGTGTAAACTACACCAACGTTAAAAACGCTGTCGTAAACCGCAAGCATATTCACAGCAATTATCTAGAGTGTAACGACAACTTCAGAGGTTTCGGAGGAATGTGCTTGCCAAAGGATGTGTCTGCGATGGCAAAATTAATGGAAGACACAGCAGTTGATTTTTTTGAAGATTTACTGGACGAGAACAGCAAATATAAAGTAACAGTTTTTAAAGGAATGAGAAAGTGAGTAAAGTATTAATTACAGGAAGTCAAGGATTTATCGGCTCATATTTATGTGCTGAGTTTTTAAATAAGGGCTACCAAGTTGTCGGAGTTGATAACTTTTCAAAGTATGGACCCATTACAAGACCGCACGATAGTCATCCTAATTTTCAACTAATCGAAATGGATGTCATAGATTTTGATGCAGAGAATATTTTACCAGAACTACAAGATGTAGAGTACATTATTTCGGGTGCCGCAATGATTGGTGGCATTACTTATTTTCACAAGTACGCTTATGATCTTTTGGCCACTAATGAGCGCATTATGGCATCGACATTTGACTTGGCTATTAAGCTTCACGAACAAGGGATTCTTAAACGCATCGTTGCTATGTCAAGTAGCATGGTATTTGAGAACACGGAAGTCTACCCAACCCCAGAAAGCAACGTTGAAACTTGTGCTCCTCCAATGAGTACATACGGATTTCAAAAGCTAGCTGTTGAATATTTCTGCAAAGGAGCCCACGAACAATATGGTGTCCCTTATACAATCATTCGACCCTTCAATTGTGTCGGTGTTGGCGAAGAAGACGCCATCGGAGAGCACGAAGTCAAGTCAGGTAACATTAAACTTATGATGAGTCACGTTTTGCCCGACATTATCAACAAAATTCTAAAAGGACAGAATCCGCTGCATATTTTGGGCTCTGGACAGCAGATTAGGTGTTATACTAATGGTTTAGACATCGCTAGGGGCATTAGAATGGCTCTAGAAAGCGAAAAAGCACTCAATGAGGACTTCAATATTTCGACCCCTGTAGCGACTTCTGTGCTTGAATTGTCGGAATTAGTGTGGAATATACTTAATCCTGGTCAAGAATTTGCATATGTATCCGATAAAGCTTACGAATATGACGTTCAAAAGCGTATTCCTAACACATCAAAGGCGAAAGAAGTGCTTGGATTTGAAGCAGAGATACCTTTAGAGGACTCTGTTAGAGAAGTTATTGAATATATGAGACAAAAAGAAGATGGATAAGCCTGAAATTTCTTTGATTCTGCCTAGTATTCGCACTGAAAGGCTTGAAAAACTATACGAAACCATCCTAACATCTACTAAAAGGACGTTTGAGCTGGTGATTTGCGGACCAAACCCACTACCAGAAGCACTAAAAGAGCTGCGAAACGTCAAATATGTTAAGGATTACGGCTCACCGGTGCGCGCATCTAACATTGCTGCCTCATTGTGTGAAGGAAATGTATACACTTGGCTTGCAGATGACTGTCTTTTCTTTGAAAATTCGCTTGATCAGTGCGTGGATGAGTTTTATGACCTTGGTCCAGCTAGCAATAATGTACTTGTAGCCAAGTATTTTGAGGGTCAAGTAGGTAGCAGAGAGCGAGAAACCCTTCAACCCGATAGTTATTTCAAAATTAACCATACACCAGCAGGATCCCCGCACATTCCGGGGGACTGGTGGCTGTTTAACATAGCGTTTATGTATTCATCGTTCTTTAATTCGCTTGGAGGATGGGACTGTAGCTATGAAGGAACATGGGCATCCCACGCTGATATGGCAATTCGCGCCCAATATGCCGGCGCAAGCGTTAAAATGGCACAGATTCCGCTGTTTACTTGCGATCATATGCCCGGTGGCACTGGAGATCATATGCCAATCTTCCAATGCCAGCACCAGCATGACGAACCATTGTTGCAAAAGCGGTACCGAGACCCCAATTGGACAATGAATGTGAAACCAAAGATTAAAATGGACAACTGGAAAGAAGCACCCATTGTCTGGAAAAGGAGATTTAAATAATGCAATACGACTTATCTATATGTTTGCCGGCACATCGAACACAATTATGGCAACGCTTATATGATAGCGCTAGCGAAGCTGTAGGAGAAGACTATACTTGGGAGATGGTTTTAGTTGGGCCCAACGAACCGCCACCAGAGCTAGCAGAGAAGAGCAATTTCAAGTTCTTTAAGGACTTTGGAACACCGGCGCGCTGTGGACAGATTGCAACTCTGTTGGCTGAAGGTGAACTAATGATGTGGGGATCCGATGACGGATACTTTTTAAAGGACTCAATTAAAGAATGTATTGAAATGCACGAAGAGCTGCCTTACAAAGACATTGTTATTGTCAAGTACGCAGAAGGTCGTGACATTTCCGGCAATTGCCCAGACGATAGTTACTGGACAGCTTGGACACACCCCGACCTAAGACTACCAGGGGTACCAAAGACTTATCAAATTCATTTATTGGCTATGTATAAGTTAAACTATTTTCGAGAGCTTGGCGGCTTTGATTGCCGCTGGGAGCATCTGAATATGAACACGCACGACCTTGCGTTTAGAGCGCAGAGGGATGGCAGCAAGTTCCACTTCAGCCCTAATCTTGTTCTAACCTGCGATTGGAATCCTGGAGAAGGTGATCACGTGCCAGTTCAAATGGCCTATCACGCAAACGATGCGCCTTTGTTTCGCGAAGTTTATATGGAAGATCAGTCCGAAAGAATCAAGATTGATTATTATAACTGGATGAAGAGCGATCCCGTGTGGAAAAGAAGATTTGGAGATAAGAAATGAAGAAAACAGTATTAGTAACAGGAAAAGGCGGTCTTGTTGGCTCTGCGGTTGCAGACCTTGCGGCAGAATATCCTCACTATGATTTTGTATTTTCGTCCCACAAAGAGTGCGATCTGACTAAAGAAGAAGAAGTCAAGCTTCTTTTTGAAAGAACAAAACCAGATTATGTTATTCACACAGCCGCTCGCGTTGGTGGCATTGGGCGTAACCTATCATCACCAGCACAACAGTATTACTGCAATATTTTAATGAACAGTTTTGTTATTCATTATGCACACATGCACAACGTTGATAAGTTGTTGGCGTTTTCCTCTGTGTGTGCCTTTCCTGCAGGCGCAGAAAGCTTGCACGAAGATGTTCTCCACGACGGAGAGCCGTACCCAGCGCACTATTCGTATGCATATTCAAAGCGAATGGTAGATGTCCAGATTCACGCGTATAAACAACAGTACAACACTAACTTTTGTTCCGTGATTCCTGGTAATATTTTTGGAGAGAACGATAATTTTAACTTGGAAGATGGTCACGTTGTGCCATCATTGGTGCACAAGTGTTACAATGCAAAGAAAAACGGAACACCCTTAGAAGTCTGGGGCGATGGTTCCGCGTATCGAGAGTTTTTATATGCTAAAGATGTAGCTCGCGTCTGTATACAATTATTAGAAAGTGATGTAGAATTACCTAGAAGAGTGATTGTTTCTGGTCAAGAGGAAACACAAATCAAAGACTTGGTAAAACTAGTCTGCGATGCTTATGATTATCACAATGTTAAGTGGTTGACGGACAAGCCCAATGGTCAGCTCCGTCGTCCAACTAACAAAGAAGTATTTCATAAAATCTTGCCAGACTTTGTATACACTGACTTAAGTGAGGCAATGAAAAAGACAGTTACTTGGTTCGAACAAACTTATCCTAATGTGAGATCGTAGATGAAACGAGCACTGATAACGGGAATCAACGGACAAGATGGTTCCTATCTAGCTGAATTTTTAGTTGAGAAAGGCTATGATGTTCACGGTATTATCAAGAGAAATTCGATTCCCGAAAACCAAACAGCACGAATTCAGCACATCTATCCAGTTATTAAGAACAACTTATATCACGCTGATATGTGTGATATGTCTTCGCTTTTGTCTGTAGTACAGCAAGTGCAACCTGATGAGATTTACAATCTTGCAGCGCAAAGCCACGTTCGTGTAAGCTTTGACCAGCCTATTTACACACTTGATACGATTGGAAGAGGTACGCTAAACTTACTAGAAACCATTAGACTTTTGGATATCGATACAAAAATGTATCAAGCAAGTAGTTCAGAAATGTTTGGTAACTCTATTGATAATGACGGGTTTCAAAGGGAGACGACTCCAATGAACCCTGTAAGCCCTTATGCTTGTGCTAAGCTATTGGCGTATAATTTAGTGAATTGTTATAGAGAATCTTATGATATCTTTGGCTCCAATGGAATTTTATTCAACCATGAGTCTCCTCGTAGAGGTATCAGTTTTGTAACTAACAAGATTGTTATCGGCGCCGTAAAGATTAAAAAGGGTATGGCTAACGAGCTAGCACTTGGAAATTTGGATAGCACTAGAGACTGGGGTCACGCGAAGGATTATGTAAAGATTATGTGGCAACTGCTCCAGCTAGATGAGCCCGGAGATTATGTGTGTGCCACAGGACAATCTCACAGCGTAAGAGAGTTTTGCGAAATTACATTTAGCAAGCTTGGTATGAATTATGAAGATCATGTTACGCAGGATCCTAGGTTTCTCAGACCAGCAGAATTAAACGATCTTAAAGGCTGCACGAAAAAGCTTGCAAGTGTAATTGATTTAAAATTTGATTATACATTTGACAGTATGATAGATGAAATGATAAACTATTGGATGGAAAGACTCTAATGATTAAATTAAATCTAGGCTGTGGTGATAGAAAGCTCCACGGATTCATTAATGTTGATGCTCGCGAAGATGTCAAGCCAGATATGGTGTGTGACGTTACCAAAATTCACGAGAAATATAACAATGCGGATCTAATTTATGCCTGCCATGTTCTTGAGCATTTTCCAACACAGCCCTTCCCCTTTCAACCGCTTACGTGGAAGCAAGTTTTAACTAATTGGCATGCTGCACTAAAGCCGGGAGGCACTTTGAGACTGTCGGTGCCAGATATTAAAGCAGCCTGTGAATATTATTTAAAGACTAATGACTTTGATTCTGTGCGCGCTTTTTTCTATGGCGGTCAGAAATATGACTTTGACTTTCATTACCATGGATGGTCATTTGAAACACTAGAAAAAGAATTAGTTAATTTAGGTTTTCGAGATGTAAAAACATATGACTGGAAGTCTACTGAACATTTTTATGTGGATGACTACAGTCAAGCGTATCTTCCACATATGGATAAAACAAACGGAAAGCTGATGAGCTTAAACGTTGAAGCTACAAAACTATAGGATTATAAAATGAATATCAAATACCCTCTTGCAAAAGAAACGATTAACGATGAAGATATAGATGCGTTGTGTACTTGGCTTAAAAGCTATCCGCGTCTTACAAAGGGGCAATTGACCTGGGATGTGGAAGAAGACTGGGCAAAGTATATTGGTACTGACTACGCAGTGTTTAATAACTCAGGCTCATCTGCAAACTTATTGATGGTATCGGCGGCCGTACAGTGCGGCAAGATTCCCAACAAAAAGATTGTAGTACCATCAGTAGGTTGGGTAACAACACTTTCACCAGCCATGCAGCTTGGCTTGACACCAATTATGTGCGGTGCAGATCCAGATACATATGGAATAGATCTCGATCAGTTAGAACAGATCTGCGAAACAGAAAGACCGGATGCAGTTATTTTTGTGCAGGTTTTAGGAGTACCTCATCACAAAGAGCGTCTTTTAGCACTTAAAGAAAAGTATGGGTTTATTCTCTTGGAAGATGCCTGCGCAGCTTTAGGCGCCTCTTATGACGATGGCTCAATGGTTGGAACTATTGGAGACATGTCATCATTCTCATTTTACTTTGGACATCAGCTTTCTACGATTGAGGGTGGTATGGTTAATACTAGCGACCATGAATTGTACGAAATGCTTCTAATGCTTAGAAGCCACGGTTGGGCCAAAGATTTAAGCCCAGAGTCTTCAAAAGCCTTGATGGACAAGTATGATATTGATGACTTTCATTCTCCATTTACTTTTTTCATACCGGGGTATAACCTTAGATCTACTGATTTGCAGGCTTTCCTGGGCATCAGACAAGTTCAAAAAGCAGACTGGGCTGCCACTCAACGTAATAAAAATCATCTCCTCTACGCGGAGAAACTAGAGGGTTATGTTGAGTTTCAGAGATGGGGAGACAGCAACCCTGTTTCAATCTCATTTGGCGCCCTTGCAGATAGCACAGAGCATCGTAAAGAAATAGTAACCCGTTTGGTGGAGAATGGTGTAGAAACCAGAATCTTTAGCGCCGGCAACCTTGGTCGTCATCCATTTTGGACTGATTTATATGAAGAGTTCCGCGATGAGGTCAGTGATAATATCCACGCGAGAGGGTTCTTTTTACCAAATTACCCAGAACTAACCGAAGAAGAGATAGAGCTTATCTGTAATATTGTCAAAGGTGCGTAATGAACATTTTGGTTATAGGCGAGAGTTGTCGCGACATATATAGATATGGTGAATGCAGTCGTCTGTGTCCCGAAGCGCCTGTTCCGGTAATTAAGTTATCAAACGAAGAGTACAGTGTTAATCCTGGCATGGCTATGAACGTGTACAGAAATATAATTTCTCTTTCAAACGATACTGTTGAGGTAGCGCTAAGCACTAACGCTAATTGGGAAAGTGTAAACAAGATTCGATATGTTGATCGAAGAACTAACTATATTATTTTAAGAACTGATGAAAATGATGATCAGATAAACCGCTGTAATAATCTTGATGAAATAGACTTTTCACAGTTTGAAGTAGTTGTTATATCTGATTATAATAAGGGCTACCTATCCGAACAAGATATTAAATATATTTCCCAACAGCACGAAAACACATTTTTAGATACTAAAAAAATCTTAGGAGACTGGTGCTCTGATATTAAATACATTAAGATAAATGAGTTTGAGCACAATAGAACAAGACACATGCTTGACGAGAAAATGGAATCAAAAATGATTATTACCCTTGGTCCAGCCGGCGCCAAATATCTAGAAGAAGTATATCCCGTACCTAAAGTAGAAATCAAAGACACATCAGGCGCCGGCGATACGTTTATAGCCGCATTGGCTTTAGAATATGCTAAAACTAAAGACATCGACAGCGCAATAAAATTTGCTAACGACAAAGCAACTGTTGTAGTTCAAAAAAAAGGCGTTTCTGTCATATGAAAATTGTTTGGACAAATGGTTGTTTTGATATATTACATCGTGGCCACTTCGAAATGTTTAAGTATGCCAAGTCTTTTGGTGAGCAATTAATTGTAGGAATAGACTCCGATGAGAAAGTTAGAAAAGATAAAGGCTCCGATCGCCCCTTCAATAATATTGAAGATAGAAAGTTTGCTTTAGACTGCATTAAATATATTGACGAAGTTATTGTTTTTGATTCAACAGAACAGTTAGAACAAGAAATAAGACAACTGCAGCCAGATGTTATGGTTATAGGCTCAGATTGGAAAGGTAAAACTGTTGTAGGCGAGCAATATTGCACAGAACTGAAATTTTTTGATAGAATAGAGGGGTATTCAACCACGAATATACTGGAGAACCAATGATTTATGTATTTGATATTGACGGCACTATCTGTGCTAAAGATGAATTTTCCGATAGCAATTATGAAAATTCAAAACCAATTGCCGATCGTGTTAGAATTGTCAATAGATTATATGATGAAGGAAATACTATTATTTTTCAAACAGCGAGAGGAATGGGAAGATTTGAAAATGATGCAGAAAAAGCTATAGAAATGTTTTATGATTTTACAGCTAATCAGCTAAATAGTTGGGGTGTTAAATATCATCAACTATTTTTAGGAAAGCCTGCCGGTGGCTTATACGTTGATGATAAAGGAATGAGAGACATTCATTTTTTTGAACAAATGAGAAAAGATATATGAGTAAAAAAAAGCAGCCGTTACCGATGAAGCACGTACCAAAGGGCTGGGGTTGGGAACGTTGGATTGTAAATTGTTCTGAGTACTGCGGTAAGCTTTTATTTTTTAACAAAGGCAAGCGATGTTCTTGGCATTTTCATAAGATTAAAGATGAAGTTTTTTACTTACAATCTGGTAAGATGATTGTTTACTATTCTATGAATGATGATATTGAACAAGCAAATCAAATTATCTTAAACGCCGGCGAAAAATTTCACGTACCAACCGGATTGAGACATCAAATGGTGGCACTAGAAGATAGCGAATTGTTTGAATTCTCTACCGAACATTTTGACAGCGATAGCCACAGAATTATTAAAGGAGATTAATTATGGCAACACAGACAAAAGAACTAAAATTGTCTAACCAAGCTCTCGGAGCTATTATGATGGCTTTACAAGAGTCATTGTTAAACGAGTTGGACATTGTACCAATTTTAAAGGGTTTTGAATTAACAGAGACATCGGAAGGCTTGGTAGTAAAAAATCCTCCGACTGTAAGAGTGAGCAACAATCAGCCGATCACTGAAGAGAATCTAAAAAATATGGTTAAGTAATGCCGAGATATCGTTATGTGTGTGAAGAATGCGGGCTTGAGCAAATAAAGTTTCACTTGTTCAGTGAAAGTCCGAAGTATTTTTGCAATGATTGTGATATACCGGCAGAAATGTATAGAGCCCTCACCACTCCACAAATAATAAAAGAAGAGCCACAAGATTCAACAAAGATTGGTCAATTAACTAAAGAATATATCGAATCAAACAAAGAAATTCTTGAAGAAGAAAAAAAGAAAGCCAAGGAAGCAAAATATGACGCGTCTTGAAATAATACTATCAGCCTTCTTTTTTGTATCGCTATTGTTCAATATAGGCGTCTTTTTTTATGCAAGAGCCGCAGTTACAAGACTATTGCTTGTTTCAGAAGAACTTGGAGATTTGCAAAACATGATCGACGCCTTCGCCAAGCATACCAAGTCGGTCTATGAGTTGGATTCTTTTTACGGTGATCCTACATTGCAGTATTTATTAAACCATGCAATTTCTTTAAATGACCAGCTGGGAAATTTTGAATATATATATTCGTTAACAGAACAAGAACTAAATGACAACACAAATGAAAACACAAACGAAGAAGCGACGAGCGACCAAGAAGAAGAAGAATAAGAATTATTATTTTACGTCTGAACACGAAAATGCGATAATTCAATATACTAAAACCACTTGTATTCGAGAGCGCACAGAATTATATGTAAAATGGATTCAGCCAGCATTTAACGAAATGGTGGATAAGATTGTATTCACTTATAAATTTACCAATCTGCCAAATTGTGATTATTTAAGAGATGAATGCAAGATATGGCTAATGACGATACTAGACAAGTATGATCCGAGCAAGGGGTCAAAAGCGTTCTCGTACTTCTCAGTAATTACTAAAAACTGGTTTATTCATAAAGTAAAAAGACAGCAAAAATTAAATAAACGTGAAGTTGATTATGATAATATATCTAAAAAATTTGAAGAAGAGTTTTTATCAACAAATGAGTCTTATTTAAGCAATCGAGAAGAAGAAGAATTTTGGAATTCATTTTACGAAGAATTAAAATCGTGGGACACCTCTGCAATGAAGGATAACGATTTAAAAGTTTATAAAGCGATTAATATACTTTTTGAATCAAAAGACGACATAGAAATTTTTAATAAGAAAGCTATTTACCTATACCTTAGAGAGATAACGGGCTTAAACACCAAGCAAATTGTTAACTCTTTGAAGAAGTTTAAAAAGAAATACTATTCTTTTAGGCAAGGTTGGGAAAACGGAGAGCTATGAGTAATAAAAATTTACAATCTTTAATAGACGAAGCATTAGACAATATACGTAGCGATAGAAAATCTGCTCGCGAATTTCTTAATGAGATTGCGAACTTGATAGCATCTGATGCAGACCAAAATAAATATTTAAGCCCAGTCGCCGCGAAGCATATTGAAACACTTCAAAGATCTAACGAACAATTAGTTAAACTTATTGGAATACAGAAAAAATCTGATCCAAAGCAAGATATCTTATCTGAAGAAGATAAAGACAATCTGTTTGATATTATTCAAGGAACCGCTTGATGTGGGTCGCCGTCTAGACATTACGAGCTATACAAACAGTAGAGACATCGCAGACCTCGACGCGTCTAGCACCTACAACCGCATTGATATGGGAGATCCTGGAGAAGTTAGGCGGTATACCGCAATCGCCGTAACAACCGCGGTACCTATAGACGCTGCACAATATGAACGATTTATAGGAAATGGAGGTATCAGCGCCCGTACCTCGCGAGTACCATGGGGCGGCACACGCTCCGGACCAATTCAAACGCACTTAGTTATGTGTAGGATTATTGGTGATAGTCGAGGTCATCGCTTAAGATCAATGGCAAATTGTCATAATTTTTTAGGCGCTTGCTCCGATGATTCGATTCAACACATGTTTATTCGATGTGAGCACTCCTTGCACCACCACAACGCAAATTCTTATATTTCTGAAGGAACTGAGGTTAGAATTGAAGTTAAATATGATAGGTATGGAGCTATAGACTTACAGAGCGGCAGAATATTACAAATCAAAAAACATGCAGCTGAAGGTCGAGGTCCAGGAGCAGCAACGGAATGCAGCAGCGCTGTTTCAAGTCTATCCGGCTTGGCTTGGTCTGGCACATCAGCGAGTACCAGTTCTGGCGAGTGTGGTAGTCGTACTGGTACCCGAGTTGAAGTAAGAAGAATAGATTTTGATTGTGTAAAATTAACAGCCGGCTGCCGACCATCTAATAGGGAATCAACTGATATTGAAACTTATTTTGGTAGTACTTCTTGGGAAAACTGGCTAGCCGCTGTTCGCGCGCACGAAGCTACATCTTACTCTGATGTAAACTCTGCTGGTTACTTAGGCTACTATCAGTTTGGAGTTGCCGCTTTAGAAACTGCTGGTTATTTGAAAACCGGAAGCTGGAATTCTATGGGCACCTGTAAAGGTCAATCTGAGTCTTGTCGCCCGACTACCAATGGAATAATAGATAATAGCTCTAACTGGACTGGTCAGAATGGAGTCAACAGTAAAGCAGACTATCTTGCAAATAAAAATGGATGCCAAGAAGACGCGGTTCGTCGCCACTCAAATACTCACTTTAGATATCTGCGCTCGAATGGAAAATTAGATTTAGACAACCCTAATGATGTGGGCGGCATGTTGGCTGCAGCCCACCTAAGAGGCGCCGGCGGCGCTGAAAACATGCGCGATGGAACAGAAATAGCAGACGCCAATGGAATGTTTCCAAGTACATATTATACAGAAATCGGCGGCGCCGTGTGTTAAAATATATAAGGAGAAAATAATTTAATGCCTTTAGATATCACATCGTTTACTACCCCATTTATGCTAGTTGAGCTTGGTATGGCAAAACAGCGCGGCGCATTGCAAGTGACTGAGCCCGGAACCATTGGTGTGTTCACTGCGGTTGCCCTAACTGATGCTGTCCCAGTTGATGGTCGCTTCACCGGCATGTGCGGTCTTGATTCTGATGAACTCGGCGCTTGGACTCTTCAATCAGAAGGTCATTATACATATCGTGGTGAAGATTTTACTCGTTTTTTCGAAGGAGACTCCCCCTCAAAGTATATTGTCAGGGCTAAAATTATTGGCGACTCAAATGGTAATGCTCTAGAATCTTACAATAACCCACATAATGGCTTTGAAAATCCTTGTTCTTTAGCAACGTCTGCCGATTATGAATCTGATTTAGAAAAAGTTTGTCAATATACTCTTTTTATAAGTGGAGATGGTTTTTCTTTGAGCCGCGGCGCCACTATAAGCAAAGATGATATAATTCAAGTCGGACTGGTGATGGGAGATAATAATTATTATGATCTAGAGCAAGGTATTCTAGTGTCATTGTTTAGTAGAAATACTATAGATAGCAGCACCGAACCAACGTCATCGATAGGTTGCACAACTTTAGCTAGCTTATTTGTCAGTGCAGTATAAATTAAATGGAGTTATAATATAGTATGTCAACAACACCGCCGTTAGATATAACATCTTTTACCACCGCTCGCGAAAGAATGAGCTTGTATGCGCGCCTGCAGTCAAATAAGATAGTAAATTCTCGCGGCGCACAACGTGTGTTTGTGGCTCAAGCGGTTACTGATTCAGTGCCCATTGATAGAAACTGGATGCTTAGCAGAAGAAGTTCTTCTGAGTACAGCAGTCGCCTTATGACAACTGATTCCTTTCCTGATGATAGACAGATATTGCGCATTAGAATATTATCAGAATTTTATGAAGGCTTAGATCCTCATAGCTTTTTAGAAACCCCTTGTGAAGAGGCAACCACTGGCGCGCCGGAAACTAATTCAATGTCTCTTGTAAATCACACATTGGCAATGACAGCAAAAAATTATGAAGGGTTTGGCGAAACGCGCACCAATATACAATCAGGTGACATTTTAACAGTGGCATGCCCTGTTAATCGCAGAGGAAGTGTAGAGACTGAGTTGGCTACTGTAACATCGACCATACAGGTTGCTGAAAAATTTGATGTTTCAAATGCTAGATTAATAGCACGATGCAGCACTGCCTTGGCTGCACTAGATTTTAGTAGCGCTACGGTTTCTAGTGAGACCACAGTAGCCGGCGCCACCGAAAGACAAAGACAAATTGATTCTTTTTGGGAAGCGGTTGTTGATCATGGAAATGTGCCGGCCGGCGTGAGGGTAACATCAACTGGGAGAACTATAACGCAGGGTCGCGCTATGATTGTTAGAATGGCAAGAGCAAGATCGATAACAGTCAATGGAGATGGCATGAGCCACACTGAGAATGAAAGATTAAGAGGTATCTTAACGAGTTCTCACGGCTTGGCAATTGCAATGCCTTCTAGAAGCAATCATTGCGTAGGTGAAGGATGTAGATATGGAAACATTGTTGCGTTTGATGTTGCAGGTGGAGCCGGCTCTGATGGTACAGACGCAGAAAAAGTCACAGCCCTTGAAGCTATAGCTACAGCACTCCAAGAATTCAAAGATGATACGGGTCCCAAAGGCTATCAAGCGCTTGTTGATGCTGGCTCAATATCTCCTTTCGCCAGTACTGCATTTGCCCCGAATGGTTGGAAATTAGAAAAACCACCGGAATATAGAAATAATGCTTGTCATGTTGAGCTTAGAAATCAAACATAAAAAACGTTTATATTTGTGTTAAGATGATAATTATAAACATATTATAGGTAATAAAATAATAATATGACCACTAGAAAAATAAATGACGATAGTCACTTCGAAGTGTGTGAATCTGGTCAGGTTGTTAAGCAGACAACCGCACAAGATTACATTAATAACAACGTTCCCGTAAGGCAACAGTTAGGAGGGTTAGCAAATACTCCACCTGTCCAACCATATATACACAGAAATATAACTCTTGGAGAAAAAGTAATATATTTTAATAATGCTGGTATTATTATGGGACCCCAAAGAAACACAAACGATATGAGCGGCGAAGGAAAAACCGGAAACCCTTCTGATACTATTGATATTGTGGTTGGATTCAATGACGGCGGAGAGCCTTGTAACGGTCAGATAGTCAATGTTAACTCTGTGACAGACGCAGCTAGGGTTTATGTTAGTAGGGCAGTTAAAGTAGACACTATGTTTGGAATTGCTCACGAGCCTCCCTCTACTGGTGAAAAAGCTGCATCTGCAGTAGTTCTTAAAGCTGATAAAACCCGCGTAGTTGGTCGACAAGGAATTAAACTTATTACCGGTCACGCTCTTGGTGTTGATGGCGGCGGCGAAAAAACATCAAAAGGAGGAAAATATCAAATTTCACCAACAATTGATCTCATCGCTGGCAACAACATAGGATCCCACCAGCTTCCATTTCCAGAGCTACTTAAACCGCTAGCTGATGCGGTTAGTATTTACGTGCCTAATTTAGATTTAACTTATAACTATCTACAGCCAGCAGTAATGGGTGATAATTTGCGTCTTGCACTAGCCGAGCTTGGAGATCTATTAGACTCTCTAGCTAGTGCACAAATGACAGTTAATACAGCTTTATTGGTATGGGCGAGCGCTCTTGGTCTTAATTTTGGAGCTGTTCTTCGACTTGCTCCCGCCGCAGCTGCATCAGCCGCATTTGCTTCAACGGTTACTAATTACGGACTACAAAGTCAGTGGTCAATTCAGTCACATATAGCTGCGTGGGCCCAGACGTTTTTAACGGACAACGCAAACAGATCTATTTGCAGCAAAAATGTGAATTTAACTTAAATAATTGGAAACTATAGAATGGCAGAAGAAGAACAAAAAGAGTCACCATTTTTAAAATATCAAGATGTAAATGGCGACGGGCTTATTGATGCTTGTGAGGCAGAATTCAATATTCTACCACCAGCCGAATGTCCGGATTGTGTGCCTAATGCAACCGCAATAGTTCCAGATTGGACTCAAAAAGATCTAGAGTCTCCTTTTTTAAATGAAAGATTATGCATGTATCAAATTACTGCTCCCACTTCATATAAGACCACATTTGGAGACGCTCTACCAATAGGAGAAATAGAATATTCAGAAGCAGAGATAGAAAATTTAGCAAATCAATCTCTTGAAGAGATTTATGAAGAATACATTTATACTGCAATTGAAGCACTGCTCAAGTACTACGATAAGTCTACCGTCGCCGGTATTCAAATGCAGGTATATGATATGATGCAAAAAACAGACTGGAATCTTTCTCTAAGGTCCTCCAGTCATTTAAAGCTTTTATACTCTGTACCTAGCGAAGAGTTTGAGGCACTGCCAGATGCTCCTGCTGACGAAGACGAAGATAATGGCGATGTTGAAGTTACTTACGCTGTTGAAGAATTGTTGCTTTTTAATATACAAGTTAGGAAAGCATTGTGGATGTATGCTAGAAGTTTAACTGTAATGAGAAAGGTTGAAAATAGTAATATTTTATTTTTAACTGATAACAGTGTTTTTAATTTAGATTTATATGGTGATTTTGGTCTGTCACCAAATGCCTCTAAGTTAGCTACATTGATAGAGGAGCTAGACTCGTTTTTAAATTCTAGAAAAATAAATATTCAAGGCGTCGGCTCTTTCTCGGGAGACATGGCACGAGCTAATAGGACTGCCGAAAGATTGACTTTTTCTTTCAAAGATAGGGATTTAATTAGATTAACTATAGAAGCTGCTGGGTGTCAAACTGATCCGATTACTTTTACTGACAAGCTTTCGATCTTAAAAAAATCGGGCTCTGCATGGAGAGACAAAACAGCAGTAAATTATTTTATGAATCTCCGAGAAATGGATACAGACATAACAGCATCAGAGCCGACACCGTGGATTGATTTTATTTTAGAATACACATATCCTCCAGTCTATAAAACAGCAAATTCTATGTATGATAATGGAGATCAAGCCAGAAGCTGCCTAGGCGCTTCGCTGGCAGCTGAATCAAAACAGCTTGGCGAAGATATTTTGAATCCAATATTTTCACTAGGGGATGCAATTGCGTACCAGTTCCATAAGCAGAAATGTGCTAAAACACAAGAAGAATTAATGGAAATAAAAAAGGAAATGCTGATTTATCTTAGCCCGAAGACCCGCGAAACGTCCTCCCTCCGGATCCGCGAAGTGTCTGGTTCCGCAGGACCAGTCACAGAGGAAGAATACACGGTCACATCTGAACAGGTTCAAGCTTCAGGCGTTAGAGGACGCCAGGAGGGTCAAAGCTTATATGGATTTAGAGATGATGGAGAAGCGACAGGTAAAATTAAAGCTCTCGCAAAGGAGCAAGCTTTTGGAGAAATAGATCCAGACGAAGAACAGTTTAGTAATTTTTGCGTTTGGCTATTTGGTTTACCTCCCGGAGAGCCTGGTCAAAATGTAGAAACATCTTTAAAAACAGCTAAAAACTTTTATACCCAATTCAGAGGCAAGCTTGATCGATTGAAGATGTGTGGTCTACTAGATTTGCTTACTGAAGGAATTCAATGTTTGTTTAGTGGTCTCAGCTTAGAACAAGCTCTGTCAAAAATGATTGAAGCGGCTTTAAAAGGCATGTCTGTTAAAAGTCTGTCAGATTTATTTCTTGGACTTCCCGTAGACAAAAGACAGCAGATTGAAAATTTAGCTAAAAAGAAGTTGCTATCTGGCGAGATATTTGAAAAAGGAACTGAAAATGAAGCAGCAATGAATCAAGAAGAGGGAGATTTGCTCTCCCAAGAGCAGGCACAGCAGCAAACAGCTACAGCTGCAGTTGAGGCTGGTCTCGAAGACATCACATCAGAATTTCCGGAGATATTTTCATCGGAGGCTTCTGCAGCACTATCATCTACGCCCACTGCAGCAGATTCGACATTAGCAGGAGTAGCTTCTGCATCTAGCGCAGACACCGCAAAACACGATTGGGTTTCATCCCATGAGGGTAATCTGGGAGGATTGACCTTTGGAGATTGGACTAATTGGAAGGACGAGAATAGAAACACATTAGCCCCAAGCCATTTTGCAGCATTAAAAACAATAACTGGAGGATTGGATCCTAATAAAGTTGTAGTTGCGTATATTCAGGCTATAATTGAAGTATATGTAGGTGATGAATTTTCACTTATCGATTTGCTAGGAAAATTTCCCGGTGCACCGATTATTTCAAACATTATTGCAGGTGTTACATGTCCGGGAGTTCCTTATTTTAATCCTTCAACTTTAGATTATATGGTAGACTGGCAATTGCCTATTTGTAGAAACAATAAAGATATAACATTTCCAACTTTAATGCTTCCACCAAGACATAAATTTACTGATCTGTGGTTATTTTTAAAAAACGCAGTTAAGCTAGCCATGGCACAACTTATTCAAAAAATCTTGGTGTCTCTCATGGTTAGGTTATGTAAGACTATAAGTAATAGATCTTGTAATGCACTCGGAATCGCTGGTCAGCTGGCGAAAAATCTTGCTACTGGGGAAAATACTCTTGTTGAGACAATCAAGAAGTCTATTTGTGGTGATAGTGTAGATGATCAAACCTTACACAATACTGTGACAGATCTTTTTGAATCTTTTGGAAATGGTTCCGGAGCATTTTCTGATTCCGATACGGTGATGGATTTTGCCATGGACATCTCAAGTGCCGTCACACAAGATGAAATGTCTGAAGCTTTTCTTGGGGAAGCATCCGAAGAATTTACCACTGTTGTAATAGAGCTTTGTAACAATGAATATCCACAATATGCTAGCGCTTTTGGGGATCCTCAAACCATTAAAAAAACTTTTGGCAACATGGGAAATGTTATGCCAGTTGACTTTAGGGATCAGTTGCGAAATGGACTTGGAGAAGATGGTGCAGACACACCCTCGAATCCTACTTTGTGCGCCACAGATGAAGATCTTGAGCAGTTCTGCGAAAATAGAGCAGCCCTTATGGAAGGTCGAGCTTCTCCTGGTCAAATTAAAAAAATGTGCGATGATTTTCAAAACAACCTCTTGGAAGAGTTGGGAGATATTGCCCCTATTATGAATGATTTTCCTGGGTACGTACAAAACAATATGCCTCCGTTAGTGTCTGATCCTGGCTGCGATAATGGCATCTTGCCATATGAGCCAGAACTCGTACAAGAAGCTGTTGTGGCAGATCTGGATTCAAAATTGGAGCAAGTAAGACTAGCATATACACAAGATATGTTAGGATCGGGGCCCGGCAAGAAAAATTGGGGACTTTTAAATTTAATTTTATCTGATACTATGGGTCAGCCACTTAGTACTCACCACAGAAAAACATCAAATCAAGAAAGGCGCGTTGATTTTTATAAAAATTGGACAATCGAAGAACTAAAGCCAGAACTAGAAGAAGTTTTAATAAACGGTATTGGCTCTATTGCTGCCTTCGCAACAAATCCAGTAGCAGGTATAGCCTCATTAATACCTTTAATTAATAGCTTGCCTAGACCCATTGAACAGCAACGCGGCGCCTATCCGATGTATGTTTCCAGCTGGCTTAGAGAGCAAATAAATAATTTATCTTTTGAATATTCAATAAATAATGATTTACCATCAAATTACACAAACGAATATTATCGAACAAATTTTGAAGATTTGCCGGGATATCGTTCGTACAACAGACAAAGAGTGAATTTTTTAAGTTTACCGGATTTGGGATACAACATACAAATTGATCCTTATTATGCAGATACCGACGCAGGGTCATCGGGATATGTAGAATTTGTAAAACTAACACGAAAAAGTGCACCTGATTTGACTTTGCAATATAGAGATAATGCAAAAGGCGTAGAAGATTATGAGTTTTCATATGGTTATGATATAGAAACTTATTTTGCCGATCTTGCATCGACTCCTAGTGGAACGTTGACGCCCAAAAAATGTATACCAAGCGAAGTTAGCAATAGAGCTGAAATAACATATATTAACGAAGAAGAGCTGACGCCGTTTATTGTGGCGCCAAGTGATTCAACTCGTATTAAAATTTATAATATATTAAACCCATATGCAGACTTAGATAATGCAGAGATGGAGCTTCTGGACCCGGTTCAACAAAGAGATATCAAAAAAGAAAGATATGATGGAGCATCGACCATAAAAGAAAGAGCTTTCGAATTTATGGCAGTAGATCAAACGTTTGTTGACATTAATTTTGATCCATACCCGAAATTTTTAGATAAGTTTTCAAATTATGAAGAAGACTCCCCGCTCCTCACATTGCTTGAAGAAATTTTAATGAATGCCGGCTGGGACTCTCTATCGACAGGACAATCCTCAGATGATTTAAAGCAGTTTCATTCAAGCGTTTTAGAAACATTAAATCAAAGTGTAGCCAATGCTGTCTACGAAAACGAACCTATGTGGTTGTACGGAGCAAGTTATGACCGTCTAACAATGGATGATGCAGAATATGTTATCCCGGATAATACTCCATATGTTCCTGAAGAATATTGGGGCGGTCCTTATCAAGAAGCAGAGATAGAAGAGTTTACCACCACTGGTGAAGAATCTGGTGTCACAGGTCTTTCGGAGATGCGCAAGATAAAAAATGATGACATGATATTGGGTGTCAGCAAGATGCAATATAAAATTGAAAAGGGAGAATATGAACTTCAATATGTATCAGACAGTCCATCAGATTATGATACTGCAATTACGACCCCAGCAGAAAACAGAGTGTTTTATTTAGATCCTGCTTTGTATGGCGGAAATTATATGAATCCTCCAGTGTATATTAAGCCTATGGCAAATAAAGGCTGGCTTGGTTTAATTGAAAATCTGTTTCCTGAAATATCAGTCTGCAAAGATTCTCCTACTGACTTTGTAGATTTCCAAGACATACAAGATCAGTTAGACGAAACATATAAATTTTTATCCGATGATCCACGGTGGTACAAAGATCCGGAATGTAGAATAGAAGTCCCTTTTAATAAACTATTGAAGAGAGATTCTAAGGCTTTCATATATGGTCTAGTTGACGCGGCAATCAGAATATATGTGTCGGCTCATATAATAAAATCACTTCCAATATATACGATATTCGCTCCAAAATATCCTGACTGTTATAGTAATATTACTGCTGCATACATATTGGAAATAATGGAAAAGTCTTTTAAAGATGCGCAAGGCACCGGAGCAGAAGCGTTCAATACTTTTAAGGATGAAGAATTTTGGTATTCTTTCTTAGAGCAAGCCGTTGAATGTTTCGCCAGTAAAGTAGAGAATGATTTAATAGAACCATCCCCATCCGCCGAGTCTGCAATGGCAAGATTAAACAAGCTGCAAGAAAAATATGAATTTGTTACCAAAGAAGATCTTAAACAAGCCAAAGAAGAACAAAAAGTAGGAAGAATAAAACTATTAAAAAATTATCGTTCAGATAAGAACCTCGAAGAAGTGCAAGAATATGAAGAAGATTGCAAAATTATTCTTCAAGAAATGATAGCCACACAAATGAACCTACAAGCAGAAAAAGTTATCAATAATTTAAAGGGCGCCGACGAAGAGCCAGCAGTAAAAAATATGGATTATTACATCCTAGACAATTTTACAGCCGGCTCCTCCTTGACTCTTAATGAAAAAGTAAACTTTGATGGCTCTTTCGAAACATCATATCCTGATTTTCCTGAAGTTCCTTTTGAAGAAAATGAAGAGACTGAGGAGCCATATTATACTGACGGAGGACAATTTGTCGTTGGCGAAAAATTTACAGAAACCGGTCCAGGCGTGGGTGAAGAATATATTGGATACTATCATGTTCACATCGATCTTGAAACTGGTCAATTAAAATTTATGGCTGGTGAGTACCACAGCATCGAGACTCACGATCTATTAACCCCAGTGGTCAATTTGGTAAAAATACCGATCGGCGACGTTCCAGAGTACGGAGAACGCTCAGTCCAAGATAGCTTAGAAAGCATCGATAAGCCATTTTTAGTTGAAAAATATATTAGCATCAATGGGCAAAGACACGCGCCAACAGCAGCGGTTGATATTGTTAAGGGTAATGATTCAGAATCTTTGATATCCGAGATATACCCAGGTACTATGGCGTTAAATGCGGACGAAACTGGAATTGTCGGTGAATTGGGGGTCAGATACGGACTAACTTTTTCTTTGTTGCTAGGTGGTAGTTGGTTTGAGATCACTTCTGTTGAAATCGATGCGCTAGATAGGCCAATAAAACAGTTTACTACACTAGGTTCAGACAGTGCCCTGCTGTTGTGTTTGATTAATCATCTTAAGAAAGATGATGTGTTTAGATTAATTACTGGTTACGTTTTTCCGATTAGAAAAATAGCATCGATTATGTCCATATATGTTGATATGGGATTATTAGCTTCTATTGGAGAGGTGACAGTTGCCGATGGCGCCACATATCAAAAAACAATAAACCCACTTAGCCCTTTTAATGCAGAAGGAAAGCCGGGCATGTATGCTAGTACTGAAACTGGTACTGATGATGATGGAAACACGGTAATTAAAAGCATAACAATTGATGGAATCCCTGGATGGGCAAGTAAGAAAGATAGAAATGTTTGGAGCCCCTTCTTCTTAGAATTTGATGAATGGGATCAAGAAATATTAAGAAGTACCAAGTCGAAAATTAAAAGATTGTTTAAATACAGCTACAATTCTAGAGATTTTAGTATTCCAAAAATGAGAGACTATAATATTGTTAATCTCCGAACAGAAAGTCTTAAGAATGCACTAAGGCTGCCGCAAGGAGATAGGATACTTCCAAGATTTAGGCGCAAAAGGCTAAGTTCAAATCCATTTAATAGCCTTGGACAGGAATGTGAAAGCGAAGAAAATGAAGAATGATGATAATTATTATACAAAGAGGTAATTTATTGTGTCAAGCCCGACAGCCCCAATGGAATCATCCGAAACAGATGGATTCAAAGTTAATAAAAAAATCAGCGATATTATAAAGCAAAACTTTAAAATGTTATTATTAACTTCTCCTGGTGAGCGAGTTATGGATCCGGCTTTCGGATGCGGATTAAAGCGCGCCCTGTTTGATCAATTTAGTACCAAAACTTATGATAAAATAAGACAAAAAATAATGCAACAGACTGAAAGATATATTCCGCCAATTACAATAACCAGTATTACGTTTGATGATAGCACCGCCGATACTTACCAATTAGGTATAAGTATACAATACAAAGTCACCTCAATTGGATTATCCGATTTTTTAGATCTAGTTGTTAGCTAAGGAGAAAATTTATGCCCGATGAACAGAAAAAAATGTTGCCGATTAACTATACTGCTACTGAGTTTGAGAGCATCAGACGAGAACTGTTGCAAATAGCAGAAAGATTTTATCCTGATACTTTTAGAGACTTCAGTAATGCATCTTTCGGAGCAATGATGATTGATGCTGTTGCATATGTCGGCGATCAACTATCGTTTTATTTAGACTATAATGTCAATGAGACATTTTTAGATACCGCATATCAATATAATAACGTATTACGCCATGGTAGAATTTTAGGATACAAACATCAAGGTATTCAATCTTCTTATGGTAATGTGGCTCTTTTTGTTTTGGTGCCGGCTAGCACGACTGCGTTAGGTCCAGATACCAGATACATTCCAATACTAAAGAGAGGAACTAGATTTACTTCTACTTCCGGCGGCACTTTTACGTTAACAGAAAATATAGACTTTTCAAACCCAAAATATCAAGTAGTTGTCGGAAGGACTGATACAGCCACAGGCGCTCCTACACATTATGCGATTAAAGCATATGGTGGCGTTGTTTCGGGCAACTATAATGTGAAAAGAGTAAGAGTTGGACCTTATGAAAGATTTTTAAGGGTTAGGTTGAATGCAGCTAATGTACAAGAAGTTCTCAGCGTAGTAGATGAGCAAGGCAGCGAATACTATGAAGTAAATTATTTATCACAGGACATGGTTTATAAAGAAATGTCCAATAGAAATTTTAAAAATGATAACATTCCGTCCGTTATCAAGCCAATGTTGGTGTCTAGAAAATTTATTGTCGAGCGCACTAGAAACGACACGTATCTGCAGTTTGGCACTGGAGAGTCAGGCGCAACAAATGTAGTAGCAAATCCACAATCTGTAGCTATAGATTTATTTGGAAAAGATTATGTTACCGACACAACTTTCGACCCAACAAGGCTGTCTAAAAATGAGAATTTCGGAATTGTCCCATCAGATACTATATTAACTATTTCATATAGAAGTCTTGCTGCTGGCAATTCTAATGTATCTGTGGGAAATTTAAATTCTATTTCTACTGTCTTGGTTGATTTTGCTGACCGTCAGTTGCTATCAAATGCTAAAATTGCTGAAGTAACAAACTCTATTGAAATAACAAACGAAGAGCCTATTACTGGTCAAACTCGCGCGCCGAGTTCAAACGAGATTAAAAGAAGAATATACGACACATTCCCAACTCAAAATCGAGCAGTTACGAAAGCAGACTATGAAAGTGTTGTTTATAGAATGCACCCTAAGTTTGGCTCTGTAAAAAGATGCTCCGTGCAAAAAGACAATGATTCAATGAAGAGAAACTTAAATTTATATATAATTTCAGAAGATAGTTTTGGAAAATTAATTAAATCAAACTCTACTATAAAAAATAATTTAAAAGTTTGGCTTGAACAATATAGAATGATTAATGATACAATTGATATTTTAGATGCACATATATATAATTTTGGGATTGATTTTACGGTGACTGCAGCCTCTGGCGCCAACAAATTTTCTCTTTTAGATTCTTGCATAGCTAGTTTGATTAGACATTTTTCTGATGGCTTTTTTATAGGTGAATCAATTACAATTAGCGATATATATTCTGAATTAAAAAAGGTCACTGGCGTATTAGATGTTAATTTTGTTAAAATTTCAAATAGATCTGGAACCAGATATTCAAATGTAAAATTAAATATAAACGAGAATATGTCCCCAGATGGAACGAAATTGATTATTCCTAACAATGTTGTCAGTGAGTTAAAGTTTCCAAGAACAGATATCAAAGGAAAAGTTATATAATGGCTATAAAAAGATATGTAGCTAATGCTGACAATACCATAACAAATGCATATAAGTCAGACTTGGAGCTAAGAGCCACTGGTTCAAATGCCGGCGCCTCAGATATTGTAGAAACTTACTCTATTTATGGTCGTCAATCTACAAGCTCAGTTGAGCTATCTCGTATTTTAATGAAGTTCCCAATCGGCTCTATTACTACTGACAGAAACAATGGCATTCTTCCGGCTAGCGGAAGTGTAGATTTTATTTTAAAACTATACAACGCGCCCCACTCTAGAACAGTGCCGGAAAATTATACTATTGTTGTCGAGCCTTTGTCTAAAGACTGGGAAGAAGGTCCAGGACTAGATCTAGAAACATATAAAGATGTAACAAATGGTAATACTGGCTCTAATTGGATAATGCGAAACAGTGCAGATCTTCAAGAAATAACCAAGTTCACATTCTCATCTGATACCTTGGCTGATTATGGCGCCGGCGCCGGCGCCAACTATATAAAATTATATAACACAGCCACAAGATATAATTTTTGGTTTAATGACGGATCCGGTGACTCTGCGCCTTCAGCAGAGGGAACAGAGGTTACAATAAATATAGCAACGGCTTCTGCGGCAAAGGCTTCTATTGCAGCTAGCTTTAGAAATGTTGTTAATGGTCAATCCGCTTTTTCGGCCGAGCCTGATCCTACTGATTCGAGCATAATTTATGTGACAGCTAGTATCGGCGGCGGAGCAACTGATGCATCGATCGTTGGAACACTTGATGGGCTTGCAATCGTTGTTCAGCAAACAGGAAACAATGCCACACCTTGGGACAAAGTTGGTGGCGACTATATTACCGTTGCAAACTCTGCTTATCCATGGCGCTGGTACAGTCAAACATTCGCCACTGGTTTAGAAAATTTAGAGATTGATATAACTGGTCTTGTTGAGCTATGGAATGCAGGAACAATCGCCAACTACGGTATTGGCATTCACATGACAGGCGCCGCAGAAGGATATTACGCGGTTGATGATGACGGCATCTATACTGGTTATTTGGAAAATCCAACTGGCTCTACAATTTCTAATTATACAAAACGGTTTTTTGCAAGAGGCACACAATATTATTTTATGAAGCCTGTTATTGAGGCACGTTGGGATTCGACTATCAAAGATGATCGCGGAGATACATACTACAGCAGCTCCCTTGCTCCGGTCAACGATAACATCAACACACTTTATTTGTATAACTATATTAGGGGAGTATTAAGAGATATCCCTGGTATTGATGGTAGTGACAATGGCGATCCGATTTATGTTAGTTTTTATTCAGGCTCTGATGATAATTCAGAGCCAAGTGGTCAAGCCGCATCATCTAGCGCAGACACCCGCGCTGCAATTGAGCTTCCGGAAACTCTTCCACGAAACTGGGTTACTGATAAAAATCCTTATGTTGTTACTGGCGCTTGGGTTGAGACTGGTGTATATAGTGCCTCTTTCGCCATCACAGGAGCCGCAGCACCGCTTACAAAAATATTTGATGTGTGGCACAATGGAGCAGGAAAAAACAATCCCTGGGCGAGCGTAGAGTATGCTACATCGTCGTTTTATCCAACAAACTTTAGCGCGTCACAAACTATCAGAAAACCGGTATATCATTTAAATATTACAAATCTTAGAGACAAGTATAGAAGTGACGAGACAGCTAGATTTAATTTGTTTGTTAGACACAAGCACTGGGATCCAAATGTGTATACGGTAGTAAACACTTCTGTTGAAAGCACAACTATACAAAGCGCATCTTATAGAGTTTACAGAGTGATGGACGCATATGAGGCCGTAGCTTACGAAACAGGCTCTAATCTTGCCACTGGGCTTTCATATGATATATCAGGAAACTATTTTGATTTTGACATGGGGCTTTTAGAGCCGGGATACGCGTATGGTTTTAAATTTGCATTCTATGATCCATCATTAAAATCATGGACAGAGCAAAGAGAACCGTTTATATTTCGAGTAGAAGAATATGAGTATTAAAAAACTTTTTGATAAACCTAAAAATTTAAAACAAAGACTATCGGCATCAACAGACAGGGATGTTTTCTCTGGTGTCGAGTCTGCTAGGAATATTAAATCACTAGAAGATAAGCAGAATTCTTTTGTACCTCAAGTAAATTACAATATTCCTGAAAGATTCGCTAAATATGGTTCTGCTTATTTGTATTACAAGTCGGCTATTGAACGTATTGTTGATTACTATCCATATGATGGTTCTAGCGCTGAGATAAATGAATTTTACAACAATTCCTTAGAAATAGAAAAATATATTTTTAATAATAGCTATCCGCGAACAAATGGATATGCTGTTTTAAGCCCTGACGGTTATGGAACCACTACGAGCATTGTAGACGGTTATGGACTATCAGATACGCTAGAATATATTGTATTTAAAGGAGGACCACACACGTCTTCAAACGGAGGACAGTTAAAAGAAATTTTTCCATCCGACTTAAACAGTAAAATTAATAAAGCCAACATTTATAATTCAGATATTTATACTTCAGAGGGTCTCCGCGGCGATTACGGCGTTGGCACTAGGACTTCTAATCTTAAATCAAATTTTGATACAGGTGTGACGGTTGAGTTTTGGCTTAAGAGCGGCTCTTTATCGCCAGCTGGATCAACAACTTATAAACAAGTAGTTTTTGATGCTTGGAACAACGCTTCTTCTGCTAGTGTCGATTATGGAAGAATAACAATTCAAATGACCGGCTCTGGAATATGGTCAGATTCTCCGTTTTATCTTACTGTTATGAGCGGCGCCGTCCCGAGTTCCGCTAGCCCAAAACCAGAAAGTTCTTTTGTTAACACTTCTGGTAAAGGAATTCACCTAAGCCAAGTTGGCGAGGGTCTTGTGGCTGATGGCAATTGGCATCATTATGCCTTTGCGATGTATAATTCCGGAAGCGATTTTAAATGTAATTTTTATGTTGATGGTCAGCTAAACAAAGAAAGCACATTCGCCTCTGCAAAAATAAACGAATTAAACTCAAAGAATATGGTGGGTCGTATAGGTGCTCTGGCATCGGCTCCAGCCTATAGTAATGCCTCAACTGGATCTGCAAAATTAAGTGGATCCGTTGATGAATTCAGATTTTGGAAAGCAAAAAGAACATCAGAACAAATTGCAAAGAACTATTTTGCGCCGGTCTACGGAGGCTCCAACACAGAGGTAAATAACGCAACTCTTGGAATTTATTATAAATTTAACGAAGGAATTACAGCAGACTCAACAGTAGATAGCGTTGTACTTGATTATTCGGGAAGGCTCACTAACGGTAGTTGGGTAGGGTATACATCTAATTCTAGAAATGTTAATTCTGCTATAGTAGAATCTAATGCAGCATCTTCTGAATATAAGGATCCGATCATATACGCAGATCACCCAGACGTTTCTGCACTTAAAACAGAACTATTGAACAGAGGAACAGATTATGACTCTACTAATAATTCTGCTTTTGTTTCTATGCTTCCTGCGTGGATTTCCGAAGAAGAAGGGGATTCTAAGACAACTGATACCAAATTAGTTAGCCACATTGTTGGCTCTTATTTAGATAAGTTATATCTACAAATTAAGTCCCTCTCTAAATTAAAAAGCCCAATTTATACTAGTGCGTCATATACTCCGGTACCATTCGCGCGACACTTGCCTCAATCTTTAGGGTTGGCGACTCCAGATTTGTTTATTGAAGCTGACGTATTAGAAAAATTTGTAAATCGCGACGGAACCATGATGTTTGAGAACGATTTACAAGAAACAAAGAATTTAATTTATCTTAATCTATACAATAATTTAGCAGATATTTATAAAGCAAAAGGAACTGAAAAGTCTATTCGTAATTTATATAGATGTTTTAATATAGACGAAAGATTAATTAGACTGAATATTTATTCCAACAATAATGTATACGAATTAAAAAATAATTTAAGGCAAACGCTAAGAAATAAGACATCGATCAATTTTGATACCGAAGACAACTCCGCCGCCGTCGTATATAATGCAAAAAGTGGCTCAGGGAACAATTCATCAAACTATATTTATGGTAGCGTTGCGTCTGGCTATGAAAACAAATATGGCTTTACTGTTGAATCAGATGTTTTATTTCCTTCCTTTAATATACGAAAATTAAAATACGCAAAAACGAATATAGAAAGTTCTCTTTTTGGAGTGGTGTCTGCGTCAATTAATGATGATGTCGGTACTAAATGGGCAACAACTGATAGTGCAAATTTTGAGGTATATGCCATTAAAGATGGTCGCAGATCTAAAAATGTATATTTTAAAATTACATCATCAATCAATCCATTTCCCCTTCCCGAACTCACCAGCAGTATTTTTTACAACGTATATGATGATAGTCGATGGAACATATCGGTCAGGCTTAAGCCCAGCAATTGGCCGGTAACTGATATAGTATCCGGTTCGAGCTTTTATACATATAATCTTGAGTTTAGAGGTGTTAATACTTATTTAGGAAACATACAGAACAGCTTCTTCCTGACAGCCTCAATTTCTAAAGCTCTTGGGCAAAATATGCTTAGCAGCGCTAAACGACTATACGTGGGCGCCCGCCGAACCAATGTCACCGGCGCTATTTTAACAAATTCTGATGTAAAGGTGTCTAATATTAAATATTGGGGCAGATATCTTGATGATAAAGATTTAGATCAACATGCTTTTGATATAGATAATATTGGTATTTCCGGATCATATCAAAACATATCTCCCAAAGATCCCAATAATCAGAACTACGATGTGCAAAACAATAAAATGTTGTTTTTAGATTGGAATTTCAACAATGTAACGACCTCCGACGCGGCAGGAAATTTTTATGTTCAGGACGCATCTTCAGGCTCTGCTGTAGAACAGACTAAATATGGGTGGATTGGAAGCTTATCTGAAAAACAACACACTGGATACGGATATGGATTTGCGAAATCCTCCACAACAGTTATTGAAAAAGAAACAGTTAACTCATATAAATTTATAGATCCAGAAGCGGCGATATCTTCAGACATGATTCAAATCCTTTCAGAGGATGATAAATCGTTCGGTATTGATCCAACGCCACCAACATTTGTGTACACTATTGAAAAAAGCATGTATAACGCAATTTCTGAAGAGATGCTAGATTTTTTTGCCGGATCAGTTGACTTTAATAATTTAATAGGCGCCCCAGTAAACAGATATCGAGAAAGATACAAGAATTTAGAAAAATTAAGAGAAGCTTTCTTTCGCCGCGCTACTCAGGTTTCCGATGTTGAAAAATATGTAACATATTATAAGTGGTTTGATCAGGCTCTCAGTGAGATAATATCGCAACTATTACCTGCTTCTGTAGATTATGTTGACAGTGTATTAAATGTGGTTGAAAGCCATGTGCTGGAAAGAAATAAGTATCAAACAAAATTTCCTACAATTGAATTTGCAGGCAACGATCCCGATTTTCCAATTATGGGGATTAACGAAAAAAATTATAATTGGCGAATTGCCCACCATCCGTTAAATAACAAACAAAACACTAACTCATTATGGTGGAATCAAAGATGGGAAAGAGATTCTCTTGTGTTTACAGGTTCTACTGCAGGGGTTTCTGCTGCCGATAACGATCGAGAAACTATTCGCAAATCTATTGTAAACGACAGTAATGCTAGCGCTAGTTTGCTAACAACAACAGCAAAAAGCGGATATTATGGATCATCATATATGTGGCGTAAGCGTGCAAAGCCGTATAGCTTGAAATCGTTCAGAACACAGACATATAAAGGCGGTGTGAACTTCAGAGATAATAAAAATATTCATTTTACATATAATGCGCTATATCCAGCTGGTCCTGTAAATCATTCGGGAGGAATATTTGTTCCGGAAAATGTTTTATTAGCATTTACGGATGAATTGTCACAGTCTATAGACGTATCTGCAGATATTACAGACCCAAATAAAAAAGTCAGAAGATATTATAAAGCTCAACACGGTCGCGACTGGGGAGACGGCAATAGCTACTCAAATGTAAAATCTTCGTATGTATTTCCATTTAATATTTTTAGTTCGTCACTCGATAGAGGCTCTCTTTCTAGTGGATACAATAAAAGAGTCCAAGAAAGAGTAACAGCCAGTATAACAATTACTAATTTACATAATGATGTATATGGACCTGATATGGAAGTTCCAATGCAGGGACCATTTACAAACCATGTTGTCGGCGGTCACCAGTCTAGACATATTGATATTAACACAGGCTCTCTAGATGATTACACAAACAGACCAGAAGCCTGGAAAATTGTCCTGGGTACTTGCACAGCTGTACCAGAAGGACCAGCAGCTTCCGGCGCTATTGGCATGGTAGGAGCCGATTACCCATGGCCTGAAGCAAATGACGAAGGAATTACTCCATATCCGGTGACAGCTTCACAAAAAGCTGTTTATTATCGCGATCATGTAGCAAAACGACCCGTTAATATTCGTAACATTCATCACACGACCGGCTCGACAATTCTTGGAAATTACAATCACAACTATGAAGTTGTACATACTGTTGGTGGATATTCTAACCCAAGAGGATTTATAGACAATCAGCCAGAATTACCGAGTCAAATAACCGATACACCGTCTGCGTCTCAAGGTAGGACGATTTACGACATCCGTCGAAACACAGATAATCGAGTATTAGTATCGACAGGAATCCAGACCTCTTCTCAAGGAGATAGGCATTTTCAACTTATACCTTCATATTCTTTAGGGTATTTGCGCTCACCTCGTTCGACCAACAAATCTGTTATCATTGGAAGATTTTCCGCACCCGGCGGCATCGAGACAATGGGTCTTGGATATTGCGATATTAGAGCGGCAGAATATTCAGTCTATAATACAATCAATTATAGAAACTTAACGGTTAGAAAGCTTTCTCAAGGTCCGTCAGGCTCATATTCTGAAAGCGGCTCCTTTGCGGCCGGCACACCGGGAATTAAAGTATCGGACATACATGGTAAAGATTACGGATTAAGATCTCACTTGTCTCGGCATGCCGGAAGATTTGGGAGAGATTCCCTACATGTCACAGCACCGGGCGCATCATATGACGAATTGCCGGCATTCAATAAAATTAACAGAAACAGGAAGCCCTTTATAATTGAAAGCTCAGAAGGCTCTCCAGCAACATCATCTCAATATGATAATTTTTGGGTTCAACATCAGATTCCCAGAAATGACAGGCAATATGCTTGGGTTACAGGCGCAATGATGAGTGGTGATGTAGATATTAGATATTATGGATATGCTACTGTTACTGGTGATTTTGCAGGCTATTATTCCGGCTCTGGCGGGTACGTGCCATTTTTCAATTATGTTACTGCTAGCGATGTTTGCAAGCCTGGAGATAGGACGGCTGCAACAAGTGATAACTTTATACAACCAACAAGCAGGCTAAATCTATTTGTTATAGATCCAGTAAATGAGGTAACAGAAACAAGTCTATCAAACTCTTCAGGAAAAGCACTTGGAACAGAAATATCGAATTATATTAATAATGCATTAGTGAAAAAGGTTGGTGTAATTTCTGGCTCGATAGACCAGTTTAATACCAGAGCAGACACGTTTAATCTTCTGATGTCACATCGCGGTGCTTCATACGGCTGGGGCTGGAAAAAAACCAGACAACAAGATCACCCGGTTCTAAAACTACAAAGAAAACAAAACACTTTCAGTATATATGAAAAAAATGAAATCAAAAATTATACCTTTAGACCGGTATCATCTCGCGCCCAACCAATAAATATTAATTTAAATATTGACGTTCTTGACGCAGAAGGGGCGAACACAACAGAGAATGTTACCCTGACAACAACATATAATAATAAAAATGTCTATTTTAACTCCACAGAGTTAGATAATTTATTAATCAGTTCTCATACAGAGAAAATAGGACCTTTTGAAGCAACAATTAACATTGCTGATACAACGCCGGGATATCATGTTAATTGGGTTAAATACTCTGAAACACTTTTTCCTCTTTTAGAAAACGAACGAAGCGCATCATCGTATAATCGTCCTTCTTACAATAATAAATTTTGGAGAAAAGCTTTTACCGATAGAATATATACTGGCACATCTTTAGTTATTACTAATTCCTGCGGTATTAATGTTAGACAGAGTAGTTGGATTTTAGATGCGCCCGCCGGTTTCCTAACACGCTCCGCCGCCCCATATATGGCAAATTCAGAAGCTGATGTTTTACGCCATAATATTCAAGCAGGCGGCGAATTACAAAATGTTTATTTTCAAGTAGCGAATTTAAACCCTGCAATTTATTCAGGGTCAGCTACTAGAGAAACGTTTAAAATCGAAGCTCGCGCACCCGGCGCTTTATACGCAAGAAAGCATTGTTTACCCTCCCCTAAGTCAGTAGTGGGTCCAAATGGAAGTATAATTCCACAGACTGGTGGTCTTTGGTCGCCATATAACCATAAAATTAATAAATTTGGCGGAGAGGCACACTGGGATGCACCAAAAAATGCCGGATACTTTAAGCGCACAAATGGCATTAACGAGTTTGTGTCAGCCTCATCAGAACCATGGTGGGACAACTATGATGAATATAAATACGATCTGGGCTTTATAGGCAAAGACTACTCGGTTATTCCAGAATTTAGAATAAGTAATCATGTCGAAAACTTTATTAAAGAAGGCGTTAATTCATATCAAGTTAGCGATGTATTTGAATTAGGAGATCTAAATAGCGGAACGACTGGCTCGTTGTTATTAGATTATTCAAATACTGAATTTATGAGTGCTTTTGTGGGAATCAAAGACATAACAAAGCTAAATCCATCACAAATTAAATTAACCTGCAAAGCAATTATTAGACCAGATTTTAAAAAAGGATTTTTCCCTGCCCAAAGAACAATAGATTTAGTGCAACAATTTTCTAAATCATATTCAGACGCAATATCTTCAGTTGCATTTGGTACTAGTTATTCTTCTGCAGACGGTGGATGGAATCCGACTATCCAGCCATTGTTTGCACCAGGAATTTTATATAATTCAATTAAATCGGGAATAGCCGTCGATTTTCCAGTACCGTCAGAACCTACTAGGATTGAGAGCGGCTCTTATGGGCTTGCAAGTGACAATATTCCAAATTGGATGGTCACCAACAATTGGGATGCAGGTGCTAGCCCTAATGATCGCCTTGCAATGTACAAGGGTGGAAGCTGGTTTAGAAGGCTTCCGTTTGAAACAATAATTAATCCTGAAAAATACATGAAAGGAATGTCTTTTTATGATATTGAGCCTGATCCGAGCTGCTCTTTGCCGGTAACAGGTGTTTTTTCTGGCCAGCCAACCGATCAAATTTATAAAATGATGGCTTCGAACTTTTTAGCAGAAGTTCCAAAATTTTACCTAAAGGATAATGCCATGAGCCAGCTTAAGTCTGACGTTATCACTGACGATTTGAGATTTAAAGATAACGAAGCTTATATGGGAAGAATTACCTTGGGACAGTCATGGCAAGGCGTCAGAACATATGAATACGAATCCGGTTCTTCGGGTGATAATGCAGGATACGCCAAGAATGGCGCTAATGGGATGCTCGGTGGTGTTTGGTTAACCGGTTCTGTTTATCCGATTCCTCAAGATCCTAGACAGGCTCCGAAAAATGTATTTCGCAAAAATCACTGCATGTATAGTAGACCTACAGCTTTTGGTCCTCCTATAGCTGGGCGCCCAACTGGAGCAATGGGTCATAATGATCCAAGAATTTATTACTCGCAGCCGTTTGATTCTATGAACGGACACAATGTACCTTATACACCGTCATACTATGACGGAGAAGCGTGGCTTGATGTAACATTCTTTCCTAAATCTGGTGAAGTGTACGATTTGGAAAGAATATTATCAGAGCTACAAGTATATCATTGGCGTTTTGACTCCGGACCGAGCGCTTCTCAATTGCCAAATACGTCTCCTGGATCGCCACACCTTGGATTGCGAGGTCCACAGCTAATAGCTTGTTTTAGCGGCAACTTGGGAATTTCAGCGCGACAGCATGAAGGTGGGGACTTGATTGTTGACGGTAAAAATATCAACGCTAATGCAATGCAATTGAGCGCTAGTTTTAATTATCTCGGCGTTGAGCGTGTTTTGAAACAAAGAAGTGCGCGACAGTTAGTACAATCTGAAGAAAATGAAACCGCCGGCATGCGCTGGGTTATTGAGCCAAAATGGGAAACACCAATACTTAATTTTAGTGATGTTGCCGACCACCCAATATCAGCATCAAACAACACTATTCAAATTCCAACATTTGCTAGTAGTTCAACACCGCGCGGAATGTGGCATCAGTTCGGAACTCCTCCGATAAAGCCTTCAGTGGGAATATTTTTAAATATTGGAGAAATTCCTCGCGAGTGGGTACTGTTACATCCGCACTCTAGACTGATGAACTCTATATATAACAATTATACATCTTCAAACGCTACAAAAATAGCTAGAACTTATAAGCCAATTACTGACTTGATCAAGTTCACGGAAGGAGATTCAATACGCCTAGGTGAAATCGGACATAGCCAAACAATAAAAGAGGCGGTTGTGGCGATACCATACTTAGAAGAAGCGCTCTCAGAAGGTGAAGAAGTAAGCGGAGAACAGGCTTCTACGAGAAAGAACTTTTTCTCAATCGCTAGAGAAAAGATCGATGCATGCACAACGACCGCTCAAGGAACCGCTGATGGAGATTCGACTGAATCAGTTGGACAATCGATTAGAAAAATGGTTCAAAAGATGGACAAATATATTTTACCACCCCAATTTGATTTCTTAAATGATATTTCAATAGACCCAATTGTGTTATATATGTTTGAGTTTGAATATAAATTTGATAATCATGATCTCAATTATATGTGGCAAAATTTAGCGCCAAGAGATTATAAAAAAATAATAACTGAGGCACAAAGTCAAGCAGACGATATTGACATTACGGAGCGTTTAAATTCTGATAATTTAATGGATCCAAATCTTCGATGGATGGTTTTTAAAGTCAAGCAAAAATCTCAATCCCTTTATAATGACATTCGCTCTTCTCAAGCCGGCGAGTCGTCAAAAGAGCTGACTCCCCAAGCCACAGCAGCTTATCCTATACGATTTAATTGGCCTTATGATTTCTTTTCGTTCGTTGAGTTAATTAAATTTGACGCCGAGGTCTTGTATAAAAGCGAAGAACAACAAGAAGAATAAATTATCAGCATAATTATATAGAGAACAAAAATGGCAAAATTTTTAAACAAGAAAGAACAAGTTTATGATCTTAAATTAACATCATATGGGCGCCACTTATTATCGACCGGCAAGTTTAAGCCTGTGTATTATACTTTTTATGATGATAATGTTTTATATGATGCACAGTATGCTGGTCTTTTTGAAAGACAAAATGATGCGCACAAGAGAATAAAAGAAGATACTCCGTATATAGAAAGCCTTGTTTTATTTGAAGATGTTGAAAATTTAACGGATGACGCGTCAATTGGCGAAATAAATTTTTTCAGCAATGACGTCACCGCGATTCAAAAAACCCCCCGCAAAGATTCCTTTAGATTTAGTGTGCCAATTGGCGATGGTCACATTAGCGGTGAGCCGCAGAGAGCCCCGGTATGGAAAATAGCACTTTTACAAGGACAAATTAGCAGCAGCGCTGAATATGATACAAGCAACAATATTGATATACCACAAATAGATATTGATGTTATATATAAGAAAAAAACCATTGACTGGAATATAAATTATAAAGCAGACAGCTTCAGAGAACTAACAGAACAAACGGCAGAGTTCAAAGATAAAAAAACTGTAGCACTAATGAGACAAGACTTGGTGTTTTATATAGAAGAATTAAACACTGATTTGTTAGTAGAAAATTTCGATATTGAAATGTATCATGTGACTACGGGATCGGATGATTCTGGTCAGATAGTAACAGAATTGCAAAGAAAATATTTTAAAACGTTTAAACCTCAAATCATAGATGGGCTTTTAGTTTTACAACAGCCCGGTATTCCTGAAGAAACCACAGGACTATCAGAAACAGATTTTGCCGATTATTATTTTAACGTAATGGTTGATAATGGGGTAGAACAGTCATTAGCATGCAAAGGTGCTGATTATTTTAATAAAGAGTCATATTATATTGATCTTGAATTTCAATGCGATCAAGAGGCAGTAGAAGAGCTGTATTACGATATATATGGAACTGAGACGGAGCCTGAAACATGTTAGTACTAAATGGCAATGTTGTGCAAAATATTGGCTTGTATATGCCATCTCCATATATTCGACGAGTATCTGTAACTGACACCGGTCTCGATATACATTTATCTATCTTTCTATTAAATAGTGATGGGAGTTTTGATCCTGAATCCGCTATTAATGCTCTTGGAGATAAGCTTAAATTTTATATATATTTGACTGTGCGCCCATCTAGAATCAACAAAGTTATTTCTGGAGAAGCCAGTGTTTTAAACTATCTACAAGATCAAGAAGTGCAAACTGAATTTCAAGAAAGCCCAATAGACTTTGGCGATGGATACATAGCGCTCGATAATATTTTTCAATCTTCAATAGACGAAGAGGGGAATACTAAATACACATACTTAACAGATACAGAAAATTCCACTGATACGGGAATTCCCGTTTGGGAGTTTAGAATAACTAAATCAATTGACGCTATCGATTCTGATGACTTGATGAGTCGTGAAACTATAGGGGGATTGTGGCAAAGTTATGCTTCTGAATTAAAAAATAATTATTATTTGCTAGATTCTGATTCACAAGATTCCATAGCTACGGAAGGGTCTGACTCAGAATGGCCTAATGGAATTGAGAACGCCCCTGATTATTATATTTGGAAAAATTGGGATGCCGGAATTTATGTTGGCGCATTTAGTACCGCTGTCGATCTGCAAATTCAAGAACAAGTTAGCGTAGTTTTAAATAACAATGCCTTAGCCGCAACCAGAATCAGCGCGGTTTCATATGAAACAGTGACCAACAATGTCGACTACACTAGTGGGGCTGATTGGCAAAGTCCCTTGTTAAATATGTCGATTATCTCGCAGAAACAGACAGAATTTTTAAGAACAGATGGATCAATTTACGAAAACGTGCCGCTTAAATCTACTACTCAACAATATTACATACCAGATAAAATATCGCGTGAAATTATTTTAGACTCTTTTAGTTCTTTAATCAGGTCGCCTAGTACTGATTATTCCCTTAACAATATAACAAATCAAATATCTACCGTATTGGATACCTATAGAGATTCTACGGAGTTAATTCCGCAATTAAATACTTTAAAAAATATGTTTCCAAGTAAAAGTTCAACCAATAAGGTTGGAAAGTTGTATCGTGATTTTAGAAAATTATTGTATTCAATAAATTCAACACTCAAGGAGTCGACCCCTGTCTCGAAAAGAGTAATAAGAAATTTGAAAATTTTAGATGAAAGAACAAGAGAGGCAGAAGAATATGCACAACCAACAAGTGCGGTCGACCTCGCAACTTTAGAGTCATCTGGTTTTGAGTATATCTATCCCAATTGGTTACAGAGTATTGAATATGACGATATCACTGAAATGTATACGGGATATGGATTTTTTATGTTCGATTATCAAAAAGCTTTATTTACTACTTCGGCAATTTCGCAAGTTTACGACATGGAAAAATTAATAAATTTATTTGGAATTGATTTTACTTACGCTTCCTTTAACGTTACAGAAGCTCGCATCTTTAGATGTGAAAATTTACCTTGTGAAAGTCTCACGGATAATTGGGTACAAATATTAACTTACATGAAGGATAAAGACGACAGTCCATCATACCCCAGAACGGACGAAACTAGAGCATTAAATTCTTCAGGCGATGTAAACAATTTAATCTTTCCATATACCTCAGAAGTTCTTGGTCCTTCCGGCGAGAGTTCTAAATATGGCTTCGGCGTAACCTCACAATTGCCCATGTTAGTGGTGCGCCCCTATTCAGTGACAACAGGAGAGATTGCCACAACACAGCCGTCTTCTGATTACAGGCTTATGTTGTTTGAATATCAAGATTTTTTTAAAAACCTGCCTGCAGAAGAAGCAAGATATTACGGGGCACACATAACTATTCGCGACTCTACTAGACAGACTGCCGCCCAAATAGATAAAATGTTGACTGATCGGCTTTCTGATTTGTCAGACTATCTTGAAGCAGCTAATAGCTTGTGTTCGGCAAACACCTCTACAGATGAATTTAACTCCTTCTTTATTGAAACCGTTATGGGTATTTATATTGATTCGCCAGAAACGGCGCCATGGAATGTTGCTCCTGTGGTATATAATTTATTTAAAGATTTAATTTACGATAGCTATGGCGGCGATAAAGAATTAATAATGGAAGAATCTTTAATTATAATTGATAAAATCAATCCCGTAACAGGCACACTGACCGGTATACAGAGTTTTTACGAAAAAATGGAAACAATGTACGATATTATTTCAGGGACCATAAAGGACATATTAGATTCTTATTCTAGAGAACAAGAAATTACATATACATTGCCGGTTGGTTCTGGCACACCGTGGCCCACAGCATGGACAACAGCTGAATTTTTTTGTGAATCAGATTCTGACTGTGCTTCTGGAGAAAAATGCTGGACAAATCAAGAATGTGTATCGAAAGACTATTGTACATTAGATTCCCAATGTGAAGATTTGTACGGCTCTGATTATGAATGTGATTCTGGTATTAATAAGTGTGTAGCGACAGAAAGTGAAGATAAAGAAACTTCAGGGGCTGACTTTGGAGAATCCGAGGAAGGTGAGAAAGAAGATGATTCATTTGACGGCGATACTTCGGGGCTTGGTGGAACTGAAGGTGAAACATCTTCATATTAATAGAAGGATTAAAACGCATGAAAAGAAAACTAGATTTTAAACATTTGAATAAAGATGATATAGAAAAAAAACTGTCCTTTAGAAAAAAAAAGAAAGTTAATGGGAAAAATATTGATAAAAACGATAAAGACGAGTATTTGATCAAGTCGGCGATGAAAAAACTGTCAGATAAAAATTTAGTGCATTATCCCACTGTAGACTCTGTAACAGCAGACGCAATGACTCTTTTGGGGGCTTTTGGCATAACAATAAACACAGAATTTGATGCAGATTTAGATTTAAAGCAGACAGTCAGCGACAGCGAAACAATTGAAAATCCCAACATTGAAGATAAAAATTTGAAAAATCTTAAAAACAAAAAGAAAGATGCAAAGGACAAGTTTCCCGATCCGGATGATCCATTTTATAAATTAGGTAAAAAACAAAGACAATTTAAACAAAGATCTTCGGATACCCAAGCTATTGAACTTCCTGAGCTTGCAATTCAAAAAGTCGCCGCGGCAATAAGTGAGATCAATTTAGATTCAAGCAGTGAAACAAAATTTGATGAATTTAAATAAAAATATAATTATTTATAAGAGGATATAAAAATGCCATATACATACGAAGAATCAGAAGAGTACAGCGTAGCCGTTGGAATGATGTACTCTACTTCAAGCGAAACAGTTGAATCATATTCTAAATGGCTATCTAATCCAGAGTGGTTTTTCTTTTGTCTTTTTTGTGCAGACTCAGATGCATTAGAAGAAAAATATAAAAGCTCTTTTGAAGATGGCAACTACACCGCAGGAGTTAAACCCATGAGAGTATATGTTACAGATGCTATTGACTCAACAGTACATACATTATATTACGCTGTTAATTTGGGCATAGATGAAGATCCGTCAATCAACACAGGTACAGCGACAATTGGAAGCTATAGTTCGTTTTATTATGTTGAATATACGACTTCTGAAAAAGATGCACTTTTAACACAATATAAGAGGTATGCCACCGCCGGCGCCGACCAGGGCTCTGAACTTTCTGACGCTTTAGAAAGCTCAGTGTTAGAGTTGGTAACTGCTGCTGTGGGTGGTCTTGGTACTACTTTAGGGGCACTAAACTTTAAAAAAACCCCCACTCCGGTTTTATCGTTTAATGGTTTATCTGCTTTATCGGGACGAAGGGCTAATGTTGGCATCGCCGAATCCACAACTATGCCAACTACATCTAATGTATCTAGCACTACGATGGGAGCCTATTAATGTCTACGGCTCAAATTATTGGAGGCTCTTTAATATCGGGATCAGGCGATAACCTCAGAACCGCCATAGGGGGTACTTATTCAGTTGTTAGTGCGTCTTCAGAAACAGGCGGAACAATTACAACTTTAGACTTCAAAGAATTCAAACCAGTGCTCCCTAAAAGTCGTTATTTTGCAAAAGTACAAAGTCGAACTGATGGAGAATATTTGCAATCAATCGATTCAACAACGTTGTTTCCAAATAGAAAATTTCCTATAAGAATTTCTGGCGACGGCGATCAAGTGTTGGATGACGATGAGTGGAAAGGGCTTTTTGAAAATGTATTTTCATATGATCGAAATAGAGTACATAATAACATAAACATGGTCACTACGCCACCAGTTGCATTTCCTGAAAGCCGACACTTAGAAGACGCGGGCATGACACCAGAAAAAATAGTAATTAGTTATGAGCTTAATAGGTATAATCCAAGCTACTATAATTACTCAACTAGAATATCATCTGAATTTGTTTTGCCAAATTGTTATTTTTTATGTGATATGGCTGATTACGATATTTATGATGCCGACATTGACAAGTTTGATCCGGCTTTAATAAACTTAGTTACATGTAACGGTGAGTATAAAGATGTGCAGTCTTTATTTACACTTAATTTGTCCGAAATGCGCGCCGATCTTGGAACAGTGCGCAGTCCGAAAAAATTAGAAATGATTACAACTAGCAAGCATGCATATATTTACTCATTCCTTAACACAACATATTTAACTGCAGCGCTACCACAGACTAACTACCCACAAGAGCAAATTGATTCTTTAAGAAAAAAACAAAGGAATATTTTGTTTGATATTGATACGGTAGATAAATTTAATAAAACTTCTCCTATTAGTGAAAAAATGAATTATTTTCCATATTATATAAACATTACTTTTCCGTGTGAAGACATTGGAGATCACTACCAAAGTATTAAAGATAATAATTTTTCTTCAATGTTTATAAAAACAATTTCTTCTGTTTTTGGAAAAGAAGCTCTTGAAGGTTCTCCGCAAACAGCCGCAACACGCGGCAGAACTATTCAAACAAATAGAACAAAATTAGCTATCGCAGGCGATGGATATACTGTTCCCGAACCAAATGGCATTGCTGTGTATACAGCTGGCATAAGAAACGCTTCTATAAATAATTGTGAATACGGAGAATTTTTAGAATATTGTCAAAACACAAGCCATGATAATACTAATGGCAATTATATATTTGCCGGCGAACAAACAATATATAAAAGCTGTGCAATGTCCCTTACGACTAATGATGCGTCCAGCCCCACTGTCAACAGGTATCTTAAAACTACCACAACAAGTGGGGTCATATCAGATATGATAATCAACGTAAGCTCATCTGAAAACTATAATGCACCTTCATTAAATAATATTTTTACTGATGAACAAAATGAAGTTGAAACCTTAGCGTATAGAATAAAAAAGAGTTCAGTCGACCCCGCCGCTGATTCAGATCCATCCGGCTTTATTCAAAATTATTGGTTCATGAATTCTAATATTCAAGATTTTAATTTTTATGACACACAAGTAAAATATGGCGTGACATATCAGTATACAGTGTATGCTTATAGGCTTGTCCGAGCTTATAGATACAAATATTCAAATCTGCTTTTGTCTAGACAATTAAACTGCGAATCTGATGGTAGCTATGGTCTTGAATTTTATGATTATGAATCTGGAATAAAAGCGGATCAGCTTTATGACTTAGAGGGGGGCAGGTTTCAACGCTTAAACGATTATGCTACTATGGCACAGGTTACTTCTGAATATCCATTTTTGGCGGATATGTACGTAGAAGTAGAGCCTTATTTAAGTATAGTTGAAATTCCTATCCTTGCAAAGTCAATAAAAATGACTGACCATTGGCCATCAAAGGTATTCGCGCGCCCATACCAGGTTTTAGATGCATCCCATAAGGTAGGGTTTGAAATGAAACTAATGGGACACGAGGATGCCGTCTATGATACAACTTTCAATGCGCCTAATATTTCAGCGAGAGAATATGAACTTTATCATGATTCGAATAATCTATTGTTAGATGATAAAGTTACAAAAAAATCAGTATCTAATATAAAATTTATTGATATATATCGAACAGTAGACAAGCCAACCTCAATGCTAGATTTTAAAAATAAAGAAATTCACACATTAAACCTACAAATATCCGACTCTAAAGATTATAATCAAGCAGACTTCTTTGAAAATATAGTAGACGCGAACAGAATTTATTATTATGCTTTTAGAGCTAGAAATGAATTAGGGGTCACCGGACATTTTAGTGATGTTTATGAGGTCCAACTTGTGAATGATGGCGGATACCTGTATAGTATTTTTAAAACCCACAGAGCCGATCAGCTCCCCGCAAAGCCCATAAAACAAACAACCAAGCCAATTAGAAAATTATTACAATTTAAGCCTCAGTTTCTCCATGTTAAAATAGATAGCTCAGATGCTGATTTCGCTTCAGATGCTGGAACTCAGATTGACAATATAAAAATTGGAGCCGCAACAGATCCACTTTGGGACAAAACTTTTAAGTTGCGATTGGTTTCAAAGAAAACAAATAAAAAAATTGATTTAAACATTACTTATAAATTGGATAGCGAATATTAAAAATGACTACTATTTATGTAAAGAGAGGAATATAAATGGCTTTTTTAGATAACTCAGGAGACATCATCTTAGATGCGGTACTGACAGATTTAGGTCGCGAAAAGATGGCGACCGGTGATTTTAGCGTAAGCTACTTTGCTTTGGGTGACGATGAAATTGATTATTCACTATATAATAAAAATCACGCTAGCGGTAGTGCGTATTATGATCTAGAAATTTTGCAAACGCCAGTTCTTGAGGCTTTTACGGGAACTAACGCTGCTATCAATGGCGGCTTATTAACCTCAACAGCCACAGATATTCTGTATATGCCCATAATTAAAATCAATGATAAGGGCTGGGCTACATCAGCGGTTATACCAGATGGATATAATAGCTCTTATCCTATTTTGTACCTGTCCGATAGTTCCAACGACGCCCTTGGGTCTACTACGATTTCTGGGATTCTTGGGATGGATTCAACAACCGCAGGCTATGTAGACTCGGTTCAATATTTGAACGGAGATGATCATAGTACAAAATATGTCCTACTTGAAGACGGGCTTGACACAACTACATATAAAGGAACCGCAGCGAATGCGACAGCCTTTATCACATCAAACGGATTATTGAATAGTCAATACTACGTTCATTATGATAATAGATTTATTAACACGGTTTATGGAGCTTCGTCTACTTCCACATTGAGTATGACCACATCTGCTGGCAGCATAAGTGTTACGATGGGCGCCGCCGCAACTGCGACTTTTGATCTGGCGCTAGAAAATTATAGCACTGCGCGCATCGCCGGCGCAAAAAATGAAATTTACTATAGTCCGTCAAACACAACGGACGATACTACAATCTCGGCAATTCAGGGTCCGCGCGGAAACTTTGCGGCAATTGGTTTGGCTCCCAAATCAGATTTAGGTGATAAATATTCACTATTTGGAAATACTACTACAATGAATGGAACAGTGTGCGAATATATTGACACTACGATCTTTGTAGAGGGAGTTACCACTGGAGCCACGCTTCAAATACCACTAAGAATTATCAGAGTGAAAGTTTAAAAATAAAAAGAATTAGGAGAATTATTTTATGACTCAGTTGTTAACCTTGGATTCTGACGACGCTACCAATACAAAAACATTGTTGTATGAATCTATTCCGCTAACCGGAACGGTTGTGAGCGGCACGTATGCAGATGAAAATATTAAGAACTACACGCACGGAATGTTTCAAAGCGTATATGACTATCCATATCTAAGCTCTTCTGCAAACCACATTTTTGATATCACAATGGGGTACCATGCAGATTCTGTATTGAGTTCTTCAACCGCAGTTCAAAATTCAAAGAAAATAAATATCTACAATCAGATGTCGTTGGTATTGCTGGGCGCTAGCGGCTCTGCTGGTGATATTCAGCCATTTGAGACCGATCTAACACAAGACAAGAGCGGGCAAGCGCTAAACGGATTCTTTATCAATCTATCTAGACTTATTACCAAAGACCAGATTAAGAAAGGCACCTTCAGTATGGTGCTCGGAACTGCGTCATATGCCATACCTGGCTCAAGAGATTATTTCAAAAACCCATTTTCAACTAGCGGCGCCGCAACGACTGTTACAATTCAAGACATAAGCGCTTCTGACACAGGAGGCACAGCCAACTCTTATGGAGGAGACTATGGTGTTTTATACAATACAACTTTGGCTTCCGCTTCTGCAATCAGCTCACCGCCACCGGTTAATTATAGCAACGCCGTTGGGTTGATATTTTATCAGGCAGGAATAATTTTCCTTTCGTCTAGCGTTTTTACAGGCTCCTTTGCCAGCCAACCATTGGCTGCACCCACCGGCTTCCGCTACAATCGACCAAATAATAGTACCCAGACAATTGCACAAACGTTCACCGGTTCAGCAATTTCAGGCGCTTGTGATTCTTTACGAAAACGAATCAAGAGCATCTCTTTCAACAATACGACCGAGATTAACTCAACAATTTACTTCTGTAGGATTCCGCATAATCGATGCAATATGAGTTCTAATCCGACTTATTTGACTGGCAGCAAGATAAGAGTGAAAAGTGTTGCTAGTGACCCACCGGTCGCATACATTACGACGGTTGGTCTATATAATTCCAGCCAGGAGCTATTGGCAATCGCAAAACTTTCAGAGCCATTAAGAAAAGATCCAACAAACGAGCTTACACTGCGATTGCGACTAGATTACTGATGCAATGTCGCTTAGAAAATTCGGTCCAAATGATGTAGTCGCGAACACAATGAGGGCTTACCCTAGTTGTGAGTTCCTTATATTTGATTCGAAGGTATACTATAATAATCAACCTGAATTATCTGGAGCTTTTAGCCCGCAGGTTTTAAATATAGAGCCAGGACACATTAGCTTATATGAATATAATATTGATAAGCTATCGGGATCTAATAACTTTAGCTATCCTTTTATAACCAAGCAGGGTTCCGGCGCAAGTTTTAAAACAGTGGGCGCCACAACATATACAAACGAATTTCAATATGGCGATACAATAAGTAGCAGTTATCCTATGTCTGCTTCGATATATCGAGAATATATAACTACACCGTCTTCTTCTGCTACTGGTGAATTCAATAGACATTTTGTTGCTTTAAAAAATAAATTAAATTTCTATGGAGCAAGAAGTGCGCACTATAAAGTTTCGTCTTCGTTCGGCGACAAAAATGTTCAGACTATAAATTTAATATCAATTCCGTCAATATTTTACGGCAACAGAATCAAGCCAGGAACAGTGTCGTTAAAGTGGTATTTTACCGGCTCTATAATAGGAGAGCTGCAAGATCTTAAGCAAAACGGAGAATTAGTTCAAGTTGGACCTGCCGGCAGTACGGGTAGCGGCTCGGTGGCGGGCGTTATTTTATATGAAGAGGGCTTCATCTGCCTGACTGGATCGTGGGCTTTAAACGGCGAAACAATTCCGATGACAGCCGGCTCGACTACAGCCAGCAAGCCTTCATGGAAATTTTGGGGCGCGGGCGCTTATGATGGAGTAAGCCAAGCATCTACAGCCGGTAGCGGCAACACTTCCAATTATATGTCTGCATCATTTAAATTAAATTTTAAAGGGCAGACTGATACGCAAGTTGTTACTATGTTTGCACATGCTCGGGCAGGAGAAGTTAATTATTCTAACAATCCAACGTATATAAAATACGGACAAAAAAAGACCAATTTCACATCTTCTCAAGTTTATGAAGAAAATTCCCTGCTAGAGATAACAAATGTGGTGAGTTCAAGCTACTCTAACCTCAGTGCCTCTTTTAAGAGGCAGGTATATATATCTCGCGTTGCAATATATGATGATTCTAAAAACTTAATTGGTGTTGCAACATTGTCTAATCCGATTCTAAAAGATGAAGATCAGGATTATACATTTAAATTGCGAATAGACTTATAGTATAATAACCACATGATATTGGGAATAGATATCTCCACCAGCATAACTGGCTTTGCCGTCGTAGCCGAAGGCGAAATTGTATTTTATGATTCGGTTGACTTGCGAAAATACAAAAACTTATTCGAGAAAGTAGAAAGAATAAAAGAAGCCATCTTCACTATCTTTGATAATTATCAGTTTAGCAGAGAAGATGATCATTGGATGGAAGTAGATCAGGATAGAGAAAACAAGATTAACCACATCTATATCGAACAATCTCTTCACATGTTTATGGGCGGTAAGTCTTCTGCTAAAACTCTTTCAACACTCACCCGCTTTAACGGCATTGTTTCTTGGCTTGTGTACGAAATGTTTGAAATGGAGCCAAAGTTTATCGGCGCTACCTCCGCACGAAAGCAAGCTGGTATTAAAGTTCCGAGAGGACAAAAAGCAAAACAAGTTGTTTTACAATATTTACTTGACAACGAGCCCGCTTTCAAGATAGAATACACTAAGCACGGAAATCCGAAACCTGAATCGTATGATCGTGCGGACGCAATTGTTATAGCAAAAGCAGGGTGGGCGATTGAACAAGCAAGCAGCGAAGAAGATTCTCAATGAAGCTTTAGGGAGGGGTCGAGATCATGGTTCGGAAATTCTTTTCAAATGCCCGAAGTGTAATCACCACAAATCTAAGCTTTCTGTTAACCTGTCTAAAAATGTATTTAAGTGTTGGATTTGTGATTATCGCGGCCGCTCTATTAGGCGTGTTATTAGGTCTTTTGGTTCTTATACACAACTACAGAAATGGGACGCAATATTCGGTAGGCAAGATCTGGAAAGATTTGATGATCTCTTTGCTGAGAGAAGCGTGGAGAGACACGATCAGATCTTGGAACTCCCGCCAGAATTCATAAGTCTTTGTCACGATAACATACCTAAGACAGGCTTATATGCTCGCAACTATTTGAATTCACGCGGCATTACCGACTCCGAAATTCTAAAATGGAAGATAGGATACTGTTTTAGCGGGGAATATCGCAACAGAATTGTGGTGCCTTCTTTCAATGATGACGGAAATGTCAGTTATTTTGTGGCAAGAAGTTACAATGGTGATACTTACAAATACAAGAATCCACGTGCCTCCAAAAACATCGTGTTTAACGAATTGTATGTTAATTGGAACGAAGACCTGATTCTTGTAGAGGGGGTATTCGATGCAATCAACGCAGGAAATTCTGTCCCAATATTGGGTTCGACGCTACGCACTGATTCTTCGCTCATCAAAAAAATTGTTTACAACGACACACCAGTCTACGTCGCACTTGATCCTGATGCAGCAGAAAAAGAACGAAAAGTAATTAAGACACTTTTGAAATATGACGTAGAATTATATAAGATAGACGTAGCTGGGTATGAAGACATTGGCTCTATGCCAAAAGATGTGTTTGAAGAAAGAAAACAAAACGCCACCTTTATCGACAGAGACAACTATTTATTGTTAGATTTACTATCGGCTGTCTAAGGAGAACACTATGGCTAGAAGAAAAAATACAAAATTTATTGATCCTCGTTATTTTATGGACGAGAAGACTGAAAGATTAGATGAAAACTTAGATCTTGATAAGTTTTTAGATATTGCGGCTGATCCTTATGCCGACGCCGGCACGCAGATGAAGCACATGGGCAAGATGTCAGAATATTACGAAGATATAGGGAATAGACTTGAGCAAGTTGCCTTGCTAGCAAGAGAAGATTATCAATATAAAAAGTATTTGACAACCGGACTCGACACGGTCCGAAACTCTCCTTTCAGATCACAGGACGCGAAAGAATTAAAGGTGGGTAGATTAAATTTTCATGAATGGCTAGGAAAAATGGCGATTATCTTTAAACGCATAGGTTCCCCTGGAGCTGAACAAAACGCAGAAAAGCAACTTGCATTTACGAAAGAGCCATCATGGAAGCGAGGTTCGGAGATCGGATCCGAAGACGATCCTACCTATGCTGGAGAGAAGTCCGACGAGACGCGCTTCACGCTTCAAGAAGCCGCGGCAGGCATGTCTCCTGAGCAATTTTTTGATTATTTAGCTGCAATTGGTAAAGATCTTCCAGACAACCGACGCGTCGGAGACACCGGTCATGATATGGCTATTCGGCTCGTTGGTTCCATGGAAGCAGATAATTTTCAACAATATCGCGACAAGCTTGTGAAAATTTTGTCGGTTTTGAAAAGTACAATGTCCACATTCGGAGACCAGAGTTCCAGAACTAAGATGCTGCAGGGTATTGCTTATCAAGATGACAGCCACTATACCGATCAGGGTGGACCACCACGTAAATTATAATGCTAAGAAAACTCTCACGATATCTTTTTAAGAAAGGCATAAGCGATTGGGAGCTTTTAAAGATCATCGGGATTGTTTTAATGTCGGCTACATTTATGGGTGTGATGCTCTATGGAGCGATTGGGGCACTAATATTATGAAAATTACAAAAACAAAACTTAAACAAATTATCAAGGAAGAGCTACAAGAGGCTATTGGATCTCATGGGAATGCGGTCCAGCACTTGCATAAGCTTGTTTCTACAAATGCCTATTCAAATCTCAATCAGATGGCGGCATATTTAGCCAACAATGTGTTTGCTGCTAATGTTCAACAAGATCGAGAAGGATTTATGAACGCTCTCCGAAAAGCGGTACCTCAATTAAAAGAACTTCAAGGTGAATTAAACCAAGCCGCGACAGAGTATGCCCAGTCTTTGAGAGGTGTCTCTACTAAATGGGAAGGCGTTCTTGAGTCAATTAACGCCTCTCTTGAGGGAGGAGAACAGGCTGCCGATGCTGCAGCAAATCCACTAGCAGCCGCCAAAGATCGTATGCGACAAGCCTACGCAAACAGAGAACAAGATCCAGAGGAATATAAAGCTGCTCAGCAAGCTTATCGTGCCGCCCGTGGTAGATAAGTAGACAGATAAAAAAAGTCTTGACAACAGATCCCGCATAGGGTATTATAATACTAACGGCATAACTACGTCTGGAGGGAACTTGAAGTTTGCACATATAAGCGATACTCATATCAAAAATTTGAAGTATCATTACGAGTATAGAATTGTTTTTGAGCAATTATACGAATTATTACGAGAACAAAAAGTCGATTATATTGTTCACTGCGGAGACATTGCGCACACC